GTTCCATCTTTTCCACTAGATCCACTAGATCCACTAGATCCACTAGTTCCTGATATTCCACTAGATCCACTAGTTCCATCTTTTCCAGATGTTCCACTAGTTCCTGATATTCCACTAGATCCACTAGTTCCATCTTTTCCTGATATTCCACTAGTTCCTGATATTCCACTAGTTCCTGATGTTCCACTAGATCCATAACCACCTGAATTTCCTCCACCTGATCCTGAATGCACGTAAGATATTAAATATTCTTTTCCATTTGTGGCATTACCATCAGCAGAATAAACTGTAAATCCACTCACTTGATAAACATTTGATCCTATCGTGGTTGTGTGTCCAGATGGCACATTATATATTCCAACAACAGAAAGATTTTCTCTCTCTTCTATTTTTAATATTCCTTGTAAATTCCAAGATTGTAACCACGCTGATAATAATACACCATCATCGTCTTTTTTATACAATCTTATCGAAGATAGGGATCCAAAATTATTTGTATTAAAATATACTGTACCAATTACAACAGGAGGATTATTATTATTATCATATATCCATTTACGTGTTGCGCCACCGTAAGCTCCGTCTAAAGCACTACTACCACTTGTTCCAGATGAACCGTCTAAACCATTTATACCCGAACTACCCGTATCTCCCGATGTTCCTGAAATACCAGATGTTCCACTAGTTCCTGATGTTCCGGATGAACCAGAACTACCAGCAGTTCCAGTTTTACCAGAAGTTCCGCTAGTTCCAGAAGTGCCTGTTCCTCCACTAGTTCCACTAGTTCCATCTACACCAGTTCTACCTGAAGATCCGCTTTTACCAGAAGAACCAGCAATTCCTGAACCACCAGATGTTCCAGATGATCCAAGAAATTGACCATCAACTCCAGAAGACCCAGCAATTCCTGATGTTCCACTAGTACCACTGGCGGAAGTGCCGCCAGTAGTAATATAATGCCACGAACAATCGTCGAATTTTTCCCAAAGTCCTATTGAGTCTCTACCAAGATAAATGTGCCCAATGTCTGGACAACCTATATTTTCAGGACTAATAAGTTGAATTTTCTTGAAACTCATTACATATTTTATTTTATATCTCTATATATATAAAAACCACATCAAAACACAGTTGATAGATTTATTTCTATATATAAAATTATAAAACTTGAAAATTAATAAGATCGATTAGGAAATATGAAATTAGTTTTCCATCTTCTATACTATGACGCCATTCGTCAACGTAAAAATTTCTGAGTGTTGTTGTAGCTGTCCTATGTTCTGATAAGACGTGATAATCTAATTTTTTAACATTTGTGTAAGCATAAATCGGTATAGTCCCAGAATCGACTACCGACCGTTTTAAAAAAACCAGCATAAAGATAATCTGTAAAAGGTTTACCAGCATCTGAATCCATATTAATCCAAAAATCTATATAATTTATACTTTGAAATATTCATCATAATCTAAAGGTCCACCATCACAATGAATAGATGTTTGTGTAAATTTTTGTTGAACATTGGAATTTGCAACTAGATCACTTAAATTGGTAACAGAACTCCACGATAAGAAGAGTCAACAAAAAATGTACTTTGATCAGCTCCTTTGGAATGAACTAATAATAATCATTACCAAAACCGTTATTAGCGTTATTTATCATAATTTGTTTATGATTTTACAAATGTCGCTTGAAGTGTTAAATCGTTGGCTTGATCACCAACACTGGCTGATGTTTCTATCTCGACTGTATCGTTTAATCTAATATAATAATTTGTTCCATCTATATCATTAGCTGTTGATGCCCACGCTGTTGTAACTGTTATTCCTGATGTTGTATTATCAGTACTAACAGGAGATCCAGCTATCATCACGTTAACTTTTGGATTAGTTGTACCGGCGTTCACTTTATGGATTACAGAAAATCTAACACAATAAGAAGGACTAGTGTGCCATCTATAATATGTATTTAAATCATTGGCTAGTAACGTAGTGTCTGCTCCATCCGAATAAGCACCACCAATTAAGAAAGATTCGTTCCAGACCATTTCAGGATTACCTACATATACTGTACTTGTAGTTAAACCCGCACAACTTGGACCTGATACTGATATAGTTGACGAAGTAACACCTGTTACTATACCGTAATATACAACACTGGATACAGTATATTTTATAGGATAACCTACTACCACCACACCTGTTTGATCAACAGATGTAGATATTGTCCCTATTGTGGCAGAAGTTATACCAGTAACATTTGTCCATCTTGATGCTGTTCCACCCCCTGAAGGACCCGATGGTCCTTGTGCTCCAGATGTGCCCGAACTACCAATGCATGATGTGCCACTACTTCCAGATCTACCGGATTTTAAAAAGGAAATTAAATATCTATTACCATTTACAAGAGATCCACCACCATTTAAACAATTTAAACTTGATATTTGGTAAGTTCCTGGTGTTATTTGAGTTGATACAACACCATCGTATATTCCAAAAACAGCAAGATTTCTCCATTCTTCTATTTTTAATATACCATTTGACCAAGTTGGCAACCAAAATTCTACAACTTGATTATCGTAATCAGTTACGTTTACTATTAAATTAGTTATTAGAGATAAATCAGTTACACCATTAGCGTAAAATTCACCGTCGATTGGGTTTACTGTGTTAATAAAAGTCCAAGATCTTGTTGCTCCTCCATAAGCACCATCCAGTCCAGATGTGCCAGAAGATCCAGTTAAACCTGATGTTCCTGATGATCCATTACCTGACGTACCGGAAGAACCTGTTATACCTGAAGACCCTGATGTTCCACTAGATCCAGATGTTCCTGATGAACCAGTTCTACCACTTGTGCCTGATGTTCCATGAATACCAGAAGTACCAGAAGTACCAGCTGTTCCATCAGTTCCAGTTCTACCAGAAGATCCACTTTTACCAGATGATCCAGATGCTCCAACACCTGACGTGCCAGATGATCCAAGAAATGATCCGTCTTTACCAGATGATCCTGCTAAACCAGACGTGCCACTAGTACCGGCTCCTGTTGTGCCACCAGTTATAATATAAACCCATTCACCGTTGGAATATTTTTCCCACAGACCTACATTATCTCTACCTAAATAGATATGTTCTGTTTCAGGACTACCTACATTTTGAGGACTTATGATTTGAAATTTCTTGAAACTCATCTAAAATGAAAAACCGATTTTTTATACTATATATAAAAAATCGGTTTCACATTTTAATTTACAAAGTCTAGAACTTCATCTCATATTTTAATTTAAAACTTAATTCATCATCTAAACTTTTCATTGTATGAAATTTCTCATCAGATAGAAATATATCCAAATCATTTGAATTGATAATCATGACCCCATTCTTCGCTAAATCTTCCACCGTTGACGTCATTTCACCAATAAAACGAGTAGCGTCCACAATAAAATAAGTCTTAAAGAATACTGAACAATCTAGAGCTGTGTCCTTTACACAATAATCACCAGCCAATCCTACAACATAAACTTCATCAACACCAGAGTCTTTGAAATACTTCTCAACAGATACACCGTCATCGTTTACCCCAACAAATCCACTAAAAGGGTGTTCTGATTTATTATCACCTTTAGTGAAAATAGGTGCTCCATATAATTGAAGATCAGGATGAAATTTAGCACAGTCCGTAAATTGTACACAATGAGGTGGCCAGATAATCATATCTTTTCCATCTACTTTAACTACATCCAAAACATTTGTTCCTGGATTATTAGATGTAAATGACATGTGATCTTCTGGATGCCAATCTCTTGACACGATCACCATATTAAACTTATCTGAAATTTTATTAATAATAGGCACAATTTTATCCCCAAAAGGTACAGCCAAACTTCCACCTGGCATAAAATCTAACTGAGGATCTACGATAAATAACGCTCTTTTCATATTATTTTATATTAATTGTATTACCAACTTTATCAAAGGTCTGTTTCTCAACTAATGTATCTGGTAACGTAAAACTTTTACCGTCTTTAGTCACCATTATAGTTCCTCTTTTAGGAAAATGAATAGGATTAGGACAAGTTCCACTATGAGTTAGAAAACTATTATATGTAGGATGAATTGAAAAATCCCCGTTTGGTTTTAAATATCCTAAATATTCATGACCTTCAATATTGTAAACATATATTGTTGCTCCATTCACAACAACACTCCTAACAGATCCCGCTTGATCTTTCGGTTTATCTGACTTTCCACACCCAAATAAAAATAAGAACGCCACTAAAATTAATATTATTCTTTTCATATCACAAAGTTAATTATTTTTTACTTACTAAAAAAAAAATTTTTCTTAACAATATCTATAGCCTTCTTCGTCCTACTATCCCAATCAGTCCCAGTTACTATCTCCATCTTCAAACCTTTAGATTTTAAATAGTTATAATGATAATTACGAAGTTCGTTTCTTTCTTCTATTGGCAATCTTGTGCCGTCTTGTACATATGGAGCGTCACATTCTAGGAAGATATGAAGATCAAATGTATTTGCTTCCTCAACCCAATTTTCGTATTCAGGTATTTTATCAAAGAAGTATTTAGAATACATCTTAGTAGTATTTAAATCAGTATCACTAAATAATATTTTATTAGCGTAATGAACTTTACCAATTAAATCTGTGGCGTGTGCTTTCCCAATGTTTACAATATCTTCAATTGTAGTTTCAAGTGAGGCTTTTACTATTCTTCTTCCCCACTCAGGCACGTGGTTAGTATTGAAATGTCTAGCTAATATTTCTGTTAATGTAGTTTTACCTGTTGATTCCGTTCCACATATACATATTTTTCTTACGAAATATGGTCTAGCCTCCTTTGAAATGAAATCCCAATATTTAACAGGATTGTTTCTGATTTCGGTTCCGCTAATAGGTACTACTTCTCTTTGTTGATCAAACATAATATGTTCAATTCTCATACATTCAGCCACATAATCACCGTAAGGTTCGGAAGAGAAGATAACATCTAAATCTGGAAACATTTGTTTAAGATGTTTAGCCCATACTTTTGATACTTCCATATCTGATACAGATGTATAGGGAAGTTTGGCGTCAGTATATCGAATAACAACTTTATCGTCTGTTCTATACGTATTTAATAACCAATTTAACCTAATGTTTCCAGGTATATCTTCCTCATCTTCATTCATACAAAGAAGCACATATAAAATATCACATTTATCTTTAGCGAAGTTTATAAGTGCCTCATGTCCTAAATGCATTCCATCAAATTTTCCTAATACCAGCCCTCTTATCATATGAAAATATTTTTTATTTTTTCAAAATTGTTATTTACTATTAAATGATATTGAAATTGTTTTTCAGCCTCTTTCATTTTGATTTCGTTTATTTCCTTATTTTTGTTCCAAAGATAATCTGATTTAATTTCGAATACTATATCAGTATCTTTAATCTTATAATCTATATAATAATTGTGTTCTTTTTCGTTTAAATCCTTATAACTAATTCTCGGTCCTCTTTCTATCAAATCCATTTTACCTATCGATTCAACATATTTTAAAAATTTCAATTCATAAGAACTTTGATAATCGATATCTTTATATTGTCTGATTTTAGCGTTTCCCCAGCCACTATTGGGTTTCCTTCTTCCATTTTTAAAAGCATCAATCGCTGATAAACTCATTCTTTTCCTTGTCTCATCAGATAGTTTAATCCCTCTTCTCTTTTCAGCCACTTTTAACCAACCTTGTTTTTCTTTTATTTTTTCTTTAGAAGACTCCCATGTAAAAGGGTTGCCGTTTTTTTCCATCCATGTTTTATGGGATAATTTTTGGTGTTCAGACGGAGATATTCCAAATTTCCCATTTCTTTGCCCCTTATTTTTACATTTACTACACAAATGATAATTTTTGATCGGATCTAAATCTCTTATTCTTCTTTCAAAAATTTCTTCACAATCGTCACATTTAACCTTTATAAATTTTGTCCTATATTCTCTTTTAGTTTTCAATTTAGACCAATGTAATAAATATTTAGTATTTATCACAGGCATAAATTCAAAATCTTTCTCCCATCTAGCACATTGCGATTTATTATTTAATACGATCTCTACATTTTCATGCCCTCTATATACATAACTGATTTTTATTATTATATATAAATGTATAAAAATCAATTTTTACCATTTCATACTGGTCATATTTGATTTTTATACGTTTTTGTCCAATTGACTAATCCGTAAGTGGCTATAGCAGTGATTAAGATATATTCAATTGAAATTAAATTAATCCCTTTTAAGTAAAATAAAGCTATACTTAGTATATCTACTATAATCCATAATACCCAAGCTTCTAAATATTTTTTTGATAAACCAAATACTGCAACCATACTTATAACAGTTATTGTAGCGTCCAGTATAACATACTCAGTTTGGAAAAAACTAAGAATAAAAGTTCCAATTAAACATAGAAAAGCTGTTATTAAACTATATGATATAATATTTTTTAATCCTATTGTTTTAATTTTTTTACCTGCGTCTCTATCCCAATAATACCAACCATATATGGATACTCCAGTAAAAAATGTTTGAAGAACCATTTGTCCAAATAATCCATTTTTTAAGAATAAAAAGAAGAAAAGTATTTGCCCAACAATACCAATGGGCCAATTCCATATCTTAGCTCTAGTCGCAAATAAAACTGCTATAAGCGATACAATAGATCCAAATAGTTCTAAATAAGATAGTTCGTACCCTAATACTAACATCATTTTTTAATTAAAGGATGATTTATTCTATCAAGAAAATCAACAAGAGCTTCGTAAGCTGATTCCATACCAGCCCTATCGTCAATTAAAATACTGTAAAATATTTTAGGACTTGATGAATTAAAGAAACTAGGATTCTCATTTATTTTATGGAAAGGAATTTCATTCTTATCAAGATATTCTTTTACAAAATCGTATCTTTCTTTAGCACTACCAGTCCAAACAATTAATTCAATCCCAGGAACTTTTCCAAGTTTACGAATTAATTCAATTACCATTTCATAAGATTCTCCTCTGTTATGATAATCGAATACAGTATTATCAAAATCGTAAGCTACGATTAAATCTCCGTGTAATTTATATTCTGTTACTAGTCTATCTACCACATTTTCGTGGTTCATGTAATGATCTCTCATATATTTAGTTTTAGATTTATTATTCCACCATTTCTTCAAAAAGTTAATAGTATCAGTAAGAGATTGACCTTGATCAAAATCACCACCATGCACTTCTTCAACTACAAATCTTTTAAGTATTCTATAAACACTCTGATTATATTTTTCTTTCATTTTTCCTTTTATCATATTGTGCGTTATATCTTTTCTCACTCCAACCACTTATACTATTACAGTAGCCACAACCACACTCTATTATAAATGCCCCACAATGTTTACAATGCCATTCGCTAGCTTCACAATAAGGTGTGCCACAATGAATTAGTTTTAAATAATTATTGTTTGGTTCGTGTTTACACTTACTGACCTTATCCCAAAATTTATTTGTTATTTTTTCCATAATTCAAAGTCATTTTTAAAGAAGCAAAAAAGTTAATTGGTGCACCAACAAAATATAATGGTTTTGTACCGTCCCAATTCAATTGTCCACTATTAAAATATTTTACATCTGTTATATTATTTACAAATATGTTAAAATCAACCCATTTCCAATTAATACCTATTCTACCGTTAAGTGTATAGTAAGCATCTATAACTTCAGCCAAATCATATCCCATATAAGGAATATATCCAATAACGCTATAATCTTGATATCTATAAGCTAAACCAACAGTAAACCATTTATATTTATAATACCCTTCAACATTACCAATCCATTTAGGAGATAATATCGGTGTAGTTATCATGTTATTACTTTGAACAACACCACAATCATTATAAGATCCATTTATATTTACACCAAATCCGTTATCACATTTATATCTAAAATCAGTTTCGATACCTCTCCTATAACTCTTATCTACATTATCGTGTAAAGGGACACCACTAGCTCCAATTTTACCGTTTAATACAATCTCGTTGCTAAAATTCATATAAAAGAAATTGAAATCCCAAGAAAGGTTATCAGTTAAAACTCTAAAACCTAACTCGTTATCAATTGATCTTTCAGGATGAAGATTATTATATACGGGATTTCCGATAGAATCACATGGTAAATAGTCATATCCATTAAATATATCATTTCTAGATGGTTCTCTATTTGTAACACCAAAACTGTAATAGAAAACTGTATTATTATACTTGTAATCAATACCTAAATCATAATTAATAAAATTCCAAGTAAATGTTGGGAGATTAACGTTATAATGAGGCATGTAATATTCATCATATGAAATATCGCCATTGTATTTGAAATCTGTATATCTATATTGAATATCACCAAAAAGATTTAACCCTTCCCAAACATTGTATCTAGCTTTAAAATAAGCACTTAACTCATTCCTGTAACCAGTGTTTGTGTACATATACCCATAAAGATCATTATTATCAGAGTGCTGTCTGTTATATGTATAAGCATGAGTTCCAACGTAAAAATTAAATCTACTGATTCTCTTAGTGAGATTAACGTAAGCACCAACCCAATTAGATTTGAAATTATATTTATCTATACCATAATTAACTGAGCTATCAGAAGATGGAATTCCTAAAAAGTTTTTATAATCAAATGTATAATAACCAGTTAAAAAATTATAATAGACAGCGTAATTCAATCTTGTATTTGAATTAAAATCTATAGCGTGATGGAATTGAAGATGGTATTGTTCAAATTGATCATGCTCTTTATCTGTTGCTCCATTAGTTCTTCTATCTCTCCAAACTGAATCATAAGGAACTCCTAACCACGCTAATTGATTTTGTTGTCTTCCAGCAAAAGCTATAAATTTTAGTTTGCTCTTACCTATATCATAGAATGAATTTAAGAAAAAACTCTGACTATGATTACCAGAGTGGTATTTATATCCGTCTGTTGATATATCAGAAAACTGAATATAGAATCCCCCTTTTTTCCATTTTTGATCTATTTGGAAACCAATTTTCATAGAATTGAATGATCCATATCCAAATGTCGCAGATACACTAGTTTTTATTGGTAAATGAGAATCAAAATTTAAACTTCCACCAAAACTAGATACACCGTTTTTTGTTAATCCGTTACCCCTTTGGATTTGAATCATATCAAGTGTCTGAAAGAAATCTGGATAATTAGAGAAGTAACATCCCTGATCCTCAGGTTCATTCATGGGCACTCCATTCAAAGTGAAGTTGATACGAGTCTGATCAATACCTCTTAATCTAATATATGAATATCCCCAAGGGCTACCTGCATCTGAATATGATGTAATAGCTGGTGTAGTATTTAATATAGTAGATGGCTCTTGTCCGTAATTTTTTGTTTCTATTTCTTGTTTTGAAAGATTATCAAAAGTAATAGGAGTAATAAAAGTTGCTTGGTGTGGATAAGGTGCAGAAACTTCTATTTGCTGAAGTTTAATTGTGTCCTTATGTAGAGTATATCCTTTAAGGGTATCTTGACTAAATCCATTTATAAATAAAATGGAGAAAAATAAAATTAATATTTTTTTCATATTTTAGATTATTTTAGATGTACGAAGCCTCTAAGAGATTGTCTATGGCTTTATAATTATTATCCCTATCGAAATAAGGAGGATTGTTTCTTTTATGATTACCAGCAACAATCATTCTTTCAACTTTATCAATGAGTTTCTCGTCAATTTTTGCAGCCTTCACTTTAGATGTTTCTTTCATGTAATGACCGATATTCTGCCATTTAATATCACGCTTATCGTCAATTTTAACTATGTGTTTCTTAAACATCCCTAAATTAGAGTTGTTCCCACCTGTGAAGTCTTCTCTAATAGTCAAATATTTATCAATATCATCGTATTTGAAACCAATTTCGTCTTCGTCAGTCTGATCAAACCATAGCCCAGCAGAAGGAGCCTTAGTGATAATCCTTTCAGGTACACCTAATTCTCTTGCTAATTCTCTAATTTCATATTTGAAAAAATCAGCAATAGGTTCGATATCAACCCCCGCTCCACCGTCACCAGCCTTGGTATAATAACCAAGGTACTCTTCTGTTTTATTAGTTGTCCCCAAAACAAGATAACCAAGTTCTTCGGCTAATGCCCTGAGTGTTACCATTCTAAGACGAGCTTTAATATTAGGAAGGACAAGTTTAGAAGAGTTGCCAACCATTGGTGTGATTTCTCCACCAAAAAGAACAGATGCTGTTCTACCTAAATTAATTGTATCTAAAGTTACACCAAATGCTTCGGCAACAAGTTTGGCGTCTTCTTCGTCTTCAACTCTTAACTGCTGACCTTCAGCAGCGCAGGGTAAAGCAAAACACCTAACATTTTCTTTACCAACAGCTTTGACCGCTAATCCTAAAGATACAGCAGAGTCAATGCCACCAGATAGTCCGAGTACAAAACCTTTAAAACCTGTTTTTTCAACGTAACTTTTCAACCACATAGAAGTGATTTCGATATTTTCTTTAATGTTTTTCATAAATATTTCCTTCCTTTTTTAATCCATTTATAATCGTAATTTTCAACACTGCTGCTTTTTCCGTCTGTTGGTATTACTATTGTAATTGAATGTAAATATTTTATACACTCGTACATTTGTATGTATTTTCCAAACCAAATGTATTCACCGATGCCCATCTTTGTTGGAAGATAAGCGTACTTTATAACTGATTTTTTGCTCCCTTCTGTGAGGTTCCCACACATTAGATTTGGATCAGCCTGCACAAATATTTCTTTAGATTTTTTCATGATATGTTTCACTTGTTTTAAAACTCCAATTTTTATTAGGAATATTCTTTGTTTTCTTAAAGTATTTCAAAAACGGTTTCCAATCTTTCTCAGGTCTAAAACCAGCCTTATCTTCAAAATAAACATTAAAGTAAGGTTTCTTATCGTAACAACCAAAACATCCACTAGCTTCAGAAATTTCAGGGTTTTCATTAACATATTTAAAGTGAATTCCATCCATTTCAAACTGTTCCATATAACTCTTTATCTCATTAGGATAAGAAGAAGTATGAATAAACAAAACCATATCAGGACGATTCTTACTAATATACTGTAAGGTTTCCTTAGCGTAAGGATAATAATTGATTCTAAACTCTTCACCACTTTTTCTATAATCTGGTTTAGATATAACACCATGAATATCAAAGGCGTGATAAGTTTCATACCACTGTTTGTTAAAAGCGTGAGCAAACATTTTTTCAGTCCACTCGAGTAATGCTGGTTTATAAAATGGATTTCTCATATTACGAAATTTTTAAAACTCTTTTTGCTAATTCAATAGTTTCTTTATCACCTGTATATTTACCAGGTTCGTCTGATAATTTAACACAGGGTACCCATTCACCATCAATTAAAACTGAGTCCATCTTTATTACAATATTCAAAGGTTTCACTCCAGGAATGTCGTTGGTAAACCAAGTTCCAATTCCATATGATGTATTAATTCTACCTCTAAAACAATTTTCAATTTTTAAAACTTTATCAAAATCAAGTGCGTCACTAAAAACAATAGTTTTAGATTTAATTACACTATCATCAATTCCTAATTTCTTATAATGTTCAATAACCTTTTCACCAAATTTAATAGGATCTCCACTATCGTGCCTCACTCCATCAAATGTTTTAGCAAAAAGTGTGTCGAAAGAATTGAAGAAAGATTCAGTTGTATAGGTATCAGATAAGGCTATACCTAAGTCTCCACCATATACTTTAACCCAATTCTGTAAGGCTATTTTGTTTGCCTCGTGGAAACCATATTTGGCTCCGTGAAACATAATCCATTCGTGTGCCATTGTACCAATGGCTTTTATACCGTATTTCAAAGCGAAATATACATTAGATGTACCTACAAAATTATCGCCCGCTGATAACATAAGATGGTTAATAACAGCACTCTGGTTATCGTGTGAAAATCTACGACGAGTACCGAAGTCTGCAAACTTAATACCAAAAGTCTTAAAATCTTTACCTTTTTTAGTGTTGATTTCATATAATTGTTTAACGTCTTCTGGGTATTCCTGGCCAGTCATTCTATAATAAGTTTCGGAAATCATTGCAAGTAAAGGAACTTCCCAAAGGATTGTTCTAAACCAATATCCTTCAATTAAAATTTCCACATCACCACCTTTTTGTGTGATCTGAACTTCGTCTCCATCAAATTCGTAACCACTAATATAGTCAATGTAAAAAGGAGATAAGAATCTGATTTTTTTAAGGTTATCTCTACCCGAGAACTTTTCACTGGTAATGAAGGCCAAATTGTCTATCTCTTTTCTGAGTTCAACTGCAAACCCTTCAGGGAACTGTGTTTTACCACGATTGATAAATTTATATCTCACTATTTCTTTAGGATATAAAGCAATGACGGCCTGCTGTTGCGTTAGCTTATATAAATCATTATCTAAAATTCCGTGTATCATAACATTATATTTTAATTGTTTTAATATATTTCCAACCTTTATATTCTTTATTTTCGTTTTTGATTAAATCTTTAAATGTGTTAATTGATATTTTTTGTTTTCTTGAAAATTTCACTATACCCTCCTTAGTTTCATATTCTCTTCCATCTGGTCCTTTAAATAAATATATTTTAACATATTTTCCGAGATTTTTACCAATCATGGAACTTTTCATTTTCTTTAATGTTTCTTCTGTGTGAGGATGTTCAATTTTTCTTTTATCCCAAGCTTTAGATAAAGATTTTTTATGTACTTCTGATTTTGGTTTATTTTTAGAAGCATCACTCATTTTTTTTCTAGATTCATCAGTCCTTTTTTTACCAGTGTTTTTTAATACTATTTTATCAATAGTTTCTTGTGTTATTCCACTAAATCCATCCCCACCATATGATCTTCCAATTGAATTATAAAAAATTATATAGTGTTTTTCTTTATCATTTAACTCTTCGTAATTATTACATTCACATAATATACATTTATCAAAATTTTCTTTACCGTATTTTTTAATAGCTTGTTTAATAACTATTCCACTACCAAAATAATTTTTCTTATTTCTTGTATCTTTACCTATATAAATTTTACCATTTATTTTGTTTGTTATTTTATAAATTTCCATATAACTTTTTATTATTATATATTAAAAATAAAAAGTCATATTTATACAAATCGTTATCTATAACAATTTTTCTGTTTTGTTATACAAATTTAACGCTTATTTTCATACCAAAAAAATAAAGGTACTGTTAGTTGTATAACTACTGAGGTTTTCTTTTTCACATTCATTTGGGGCAAATATAAGAAAATTAAAACAATAAAAAAAATTATTTATAAATATGTAACCTAATAGAGATACAAGCATCTAATATCTAAAATAAAAACATAAACTATGAAAAGATTGTACAGAACACCTAAAGACCGTATCCTCGGTGGAGTTTGCGGGGGAATTGGAAAATACTTTGATATTGATCCAGTGATTGTTAGATTAATTTGGGCTTTATTCGGATTTGCTTTCGGATTTGCTTTCTTACTTTACATCATTGCTTGGATAATTATACCTAAAGAAACAATAGTTGTGATTACTCCTTGTTGTGAGACTAAAGATTGTGAAACAGAAGAAACTAAATCCTAAACGTTTATAGGTTTTCCGAAAAGAATTTCCTTTACTTCAGTACCAACGTTTATAGTTCTTTTGTACCAGATATGTTCGGGGTCTAGGAAGATAGCATCTTTACCATATTCCCCGAATATTTCTTTTATTACATCAATATCATGAACCACAGGAGCATCATGCCTTAATAACATTTTACCCACTTTACCACACGCCTCTATGAAATAACCAATAGTACTTAACAACTTAATCAAATGATCTATTAACGTTCCAGTACTATCTATTTTAGTTGTGTGTCCAAATCCTGATATTTTTATACCGTATTTTGTTTTCTTTCCAAATATTACAGCGTCAGCGTAGGGATCGTTGTTATTCACATCTATCGCAGTCCAAAAATTGAGTTCCTGGTCTTGTACGACCTTATCTGGTGAGTTTATTCTGACGTGCCCACCAATATCATCATAGGCTAAATTAACTAGTGTGAAGAGGTTATTTTTGATAAGTGGTTTATTATTATTTACCAAGTACCACTTATGTTTTGAGTAAATATCATCGAATGCTTTTTTATCCGTGTTAAGAAGTTTATGACGTAATTCTTGATTCTGTCTGAATTCTCTGTACTCTGGTGGTCTAAACTCATCAGATTCGAATATTTTATATGAAGCTATATATCTGTTTTTCATATAACTGGGCTCCCTAACATTACTTTTTTAACTTTTTTACCGTGTTTAATTCTTTCGTACCATGTATTACTTTCATCGACGAAATGTGCGTCAGAATTTGGAAAAATCTTATTTATAATTTCAATATCTTGTACTACTGGTACATTTTTCCTTAAAGATACTACAGCAGGAACTCCTTCAACCTCAGCCCAATAACCTGGTTTCCTCAATAAGTCCATCATGTGTCTCATTAGTTCTTCTTTTCCTCTGACTGATTCGTTATGACCAATTCCAGATAATTTTATACCATATTTATTTCTACCGAATATTACAACATCAGCGTAAGGATCGTCGTTTATATCTATTGCTGTCCAAAAAGTCATATCTTTATCTCTAACAACTTTGTCTGGATAATTTATTTTTGGATGTCCTCCAATACTATCGTAGGCTAAATTTACAAGCGTGAAAAGATTATTTTTAACGTCTTTTCTATTACCTTCAATTGAATACCATTTGTGTTTTGAATATAATTCGTTAAATTTTTTCTTATCCATATTAAGGAGTTTGTGACGCAACTCTAGATTATCCTTAAAATTTCTATATTTAGGTAATCTAGAATCAGCCTCAAACACTTTATATTTCAATAGATATATCAAAGTTTGGCTCTTATTTTTTTGAATTCGTCTTCTTTTACAAGTAAAACTTTTGAATCTGTCCAACCTGGTTGATAACCACCACCGTGTACATTATTTACAGCAACAGCAGAATGCGGATGATAACATTCTTCAACACTCATAAGTTTAAAATCATTTTTCTTAGGACCAAAACAATAGTCTAAGAATATTGGTAAATCTTTTTTCTCGTGTAATTCCATTTTATTTTTAAGAAAATTCAGAACTCTTGGAGTATCTACTTTACTCATCATACCAACATGTGAAAGAACTGATACAGAACCATCTGTTTCCATTATTGGACCGTTTAGTTCTCTCAAACATTTTATAGTAGTATCTGGATCTGTGAAATCAAATTCTTTTTTAAAAACATCTTCGTAAGCACCTTGTATGCTTTTACATAATGAAGTTGTTGGCATATCGAAAACGTGTTTTACGAATTTCATATATCTACCAATCATCTCAGGAGCGTTAGCGAGTCTAGCCTTATTATAAGGAACTATCACGTAATGATTATCCATCTCTGAAACCACACCAGATGATCTTGAGTACCAAAAATCTATGCTCCTGTACTTATCTGGAAAATTACCCCACGTTTTTGATTTATCTATAACGTGAAGAAGAATATAATTATGATACCTACCTTGTGGAAATCTCAATTCGTGTTTTGATCCGTCAACTAACATCATTGATGGAACTTCTTCTTTAGTAAAGATACTTCTACTTAATTCAACTCTAGTAAGATCCCATTCACTACATTCTGTTTTAAGAAGGTGAATGAACTCATCTTCGTTCAATGGAGTATTGTATGATTTATAATCTAAATCATGTACTTCATTTATAAGATTGTAGGATTTATATTTCAGTATCACCAGACATAAGATTTTTTTAATCTTTAAACCCATATGTAACCTCAGTTTTGGTTTTTTTTGGGTCTTTACCTGGTACTTTTTTAGTATCTAAAGCTACTAATAAATCAATATCATAGTAATCGTCACCAACTTTACCAATAGTCTTATTGAGTTCAAATCTATGAGTTAGATCTGGTTTTTGTTTTTTGTTTCTATCGTGATAAACTTCCACAGCGTATTTTTTCCAAATCCAAGTATTAAGCAATTTTGAAAATTCACAATCTTCCTTAGCGTACCATTTTTTAGTATAAGGTAAATCTGAATAAACTATATGTGGAGAGTTAGGAAAAGCGTATTCATTATTATAAGATAACCTCACGGCGTCATTTGAAGCTATATAAGAATTATCATATTTACACCAAGTCGCTCTACTTTCTGGTATATCTTGGTCGTTATACCCGTCATGTACCATAGGATCATAATCCTCATCACCATTACCCCAACCATTATATTCTTCATAGTGTCCTTCTGTATCTGTTAAAGTTATGTACTTGCCTTCACCCTTAGTGTGACTAGCCATCATTCCACTTTCTCTGTAAAAATATCTTAATGTATCAACGTAAGGATATAAATTGAAATTAACGTCTTTCAATATGACTTCGAGTTCCATTTCTTTTGATCCTTCACCAGGCACAATTATATGTGTACCTCCATATTTTTGCTCGTTTTTATATAACCACCCTTGTCTTTTTGCGTAATTCGTGAATAACATTTCATCATCATCATTGTTTGTATAAACCCTATCCATAAAAATAGCGTCCTTTGGTTTTGATAATTTCCAAACAATAGCCCTTCCTCTAATTTTATCCCCATCTTTATTCTTGAGGACCAACATTTTACATTCTCCTGGGTTATTTTTATAACAATTTAGATAGCGACCAGCTTCTGGTCCGCTCATACAAGATGAGCCTAATGTTCCGTATTCTGAATCGTAATTTCTAGCGTCGTACCAATAAACTATATCATCGCCTTCTACCATTTCAAAATTACCAGCTTCTTCTGATTCTTTTACTATTGATTTGAACTTTTTAGTGAATTTTTGAATAGAATCTTCACTAAATTTCGGAAGTGTTTGACCAATGAATCTGGTGATTTTTTGTTTGGTTCTCATTTTCGAAGTCCAAAACTCTTCCAATGGCTTACCTTCTTTAGTAAGTCTTTCTATTCTAGATGATTGTAAAAAAGAAACATTTTCACCGTCGTTGTCCACGTCAACATAAGACAGGTCAAAAACTCTATCTGACGATGGTGATTCAAGTTCTAAAAGACGTTTAGAGATGTTGCTAGCTTTAATATTTTGTATAGCTATAAGTACATCTCTAAACTTATCTGATAGTATCATTTTTTGATCTGGCATTTTCACTTTTTTCTCGCCTTTTGCGGCTGGTTTAACTTCATCTGCCTCTTTGATCAAATATTGTTGATAATTTATTACACCCATTTATAATTAGATATTTTTTAGAAAGTCATAGTCGCAACGTCAACTCTTAAATCTTTTTCTTTGTCTTTAAATGAAACCTTAACAATGATTCTATCTGGACGAATTCCTATAATTCTACCTTCACCAAAAGTAGGATGTTTTACAAGTAATCCCTCTTTCAAGTCCTTCTCTGTTAATTTAGTAGTACCAATACCAGCTTTCATTTTAAATCCGTAAGTCAAGAACTTATCTGGTGGTACTATAAACTTACTATTAGTAGTAGTTAATATAGTAATTTTATCATCTATATTAGCCATAGTGCCAAAGAGTTCACCGCTCTTACTGTAAACTTCAAGATCCTTCTTGATGTCGTTCATATCGATTGGTTTCAAAGAACCACCAGCTCCAGCAACTTCTTTTTTCTTAACCTTTGCTGGATCGAAATCTGGGGTGGTGTAGAACCCAACGTATTCAACCCAAATAGCGTCTTTCTTTTCACACCATTGTTTATCGTATTCACACCATTGTGCTTCGGCTGTTTTAATTTGATTACCGAGATAATCGTTAACAAATTCGGCGTTTCCAATTGCACCAGGTCCAACTGCGGTAGCTTTGGTTGTAGGTGTAGCGTAACCGCCACCTTCCCACCATCTATCGTTATCCCATTCTGAACCGTGATATTTACTACTTCTTGAGTAAGATGAGTAAGAGTGCTCAACTTTAGTTTGATCTCTTTTAGTTGGTAATGTTTCCCAATCAACTTTAACACAAGCCTCAGCAAGCTTTGCTAAGAAAGCTATATTTTGTTCTTCTCTAACTGAGTGTTGATCTTTATAACCAACTGATAAATTTGTACATTCTGAAAAGATACCAGCCAAATGATGTGAGTCAGTCACAGCTCCAGTAGGATCTTTCTTATATTTAAAACCACCCGCATCATTTAATCTTTTTGCCAATTCGTCACCAAACTCGTCCGAACAACATCTTTCACCACATTGGAATGTAATAACACTATCGTCATCTCTACGGTCTAGGGATACAACCTTAGTAATTTTTTTATATAGTTCGTCTTCTTTATTGCTTTCTAGATGTCTTTTCAAAGCGTTAGAACCAACACAACCGTGCTCTTCATTTAAGAAGAAATAGTACAATCCAACTTTCCCTTTTTCTATCATGTGTATCATAATAGTAGTTCCAGCTTTATCGTCAGCACCGAGTATTGTTTTTCCGTCAGTTTCGATTATATCACCTTTAATGACGTGGGTTACTTCTTTTGGTTGACCACTATCTGCTGTATCTATGTGACTAGTAAACATCGTTGTAGGATCACCAATTTTTATGTAATAGTTACCATGAAAATCTTTCTTCCACCCTTTAGGGAAGTAATTTTCCATCAACTTTTCATGACCGTTTGGCATCGTTGATTTGGTTAACTTTAAAAATAGGTCTTTAATTGACATCTTATTTTATATTATTTTTTGTTCAACTATATATTAAAAATTATTTTTGAGTATGTACTTACCTGTCTCGTCTTTTTCAGTATGTTCTTTTAAACATATCATTCCATCAACTTTTACAAACTCGTGTTCGGGTGTCACGTAACATTCCTCCCCCATATAATCCAATAGAACCGCGTCAGTATAATGTACGTAAACTTGATCTATATCTGACCATCTTAAATTTCCTTCGTGTACTATTCTACCAAGATAATCAATTTTAAATGTTTCGCCATCGTCTTGATAAAAACCACCACTAGCTAAAACTAAACTGTAATATTTTTTATTGTGAAATTTTTTCACATCACTAGTTAGTGTTCCGTCCTTTGGATTATAGAATTGTAACGTATCTACGTAGGGGTAGTAATCATATTCTTTTGGTTTTAAATTTACAGTCATTACTAATTTTTCACTCTTTCCATTCACTATAACAGGAATAACACTTCCTCCATATATTTGTTTACTCTTATAAATCCAATTGTTTTTAATAGCGTAATCTATAAAAAGTTTTATTTGCCAATCAAATGTTGTATAAATCCTATCCATAAATATTTTACCAACAGGTTCATCCAAATACCATACATTTGCTCTACCATATATTCTACCTGTCGGATCTTTAAGTATCAACATATTCATTTTTTCTGGATTATCCTCATATATACCAAAGAATACATTTCTATCAGATTGTCTCATACAAGATCTTTGAAGTTGACCGTTTGATTCTTTACTATAATTCGATCCCAGATAATATCTTGTTACATCTTTTCCTTTAACTAACTCAAATTGATCTACTTTGTCAGAAGCTAAAGCAGCCTTATAATTTTTTACAAATTCCTCTATCTCTTTCTGACCAAATTTATTACCAAATATTCTAGCAATAAATCTAGATAATTTTTGCTCTTGTCTATTACTAATCCAACATAAATTCTCACCCTCTTTACGCTTTTTTATTGATGTGTATTTATCAAGTATAGGTTTAGCCTTATTTGATGTTATGTAAGAAATAGTATCATCTTTATCGGTGAGATCTATAAAAGATACGTCAAACTTATTTTTATTACCCTCAGCATTTTTTATTTCTGTTGCTATTTTATCCCCTTTTAATACCATATTATATAAAAGTAAATTAAATCTATTAGAGATAATTAACTCTACGAAATTTTCTTCACTCTTAGCTTCATTCATGTAAGATTTGAAATCAAATAATAGCATTTAATGTTTTTATTTTTTCTTCTATATATAAATTTTAAAAATCGAAATCTTTCCTTAACTCATAACCACCTGTGTGATCACACAAATCATAATATTCCTCGCAACCAATACTCTTCAAATATTTCGGATCATTAGTAAGTGAAGCACTGTTTGGATCGTAAAATCCAAGATTATCAACAAATGGAAAATACTCAATGTCCTCTTTTCTTACTTTTACAACCATAGTGGCCTTAATCACTTTATTATTTGATACTACATTCAATATGTTATCCATACTCTCAAGTTTATATAACCAATTATGTTTAATCGCGTAATTTATAAACATGTTGAGTATAAAGTCGTTGGAAAAATACACTCTATCCATAAACACTTTACCTGATGGTCTATCTAGGTTCCAAAGTAATGCTCTACCTAAAATTTTCTGTCTGTCCTCGTCTAATAGAATTAGTAATCTAACTTTATCTGGATTATGAGTATATAGATCAAGAAATATTTGGCAGAACCTATGTCTCATACAAGAGTCTTTAAGGTTTCCACCACCTTCCGCGTAACTATCGTGTAGGTACCATTTTTTTATATCATCCCCTTTTACTATTTTAAAATTTCTATTTAATTTTTTAGCTTTAATTATTGATTTATATTCATTTACAAAACTTTCAATCTCTGGTCCTTGAACTTTTTCACCTAATAATCTGAATACTAATCTACCTATTCTTATTTCGATTCTTTGATTGTTAGACCAACATTCTCCTTCAATGTCAGCAACTTTATCCTCTATCATTTTATTGACTTTATCGGAAGTTATGTACGATACCATATCTTCCTTATCAGTTCTATCTATAAAAGATTCTTTAACTTTAAATTCTGTAGCTGATAACTTTAATAGTTCGTTTGATACATTATCATTTATTCTTTTTAAAATTTTAACAAACCTTTTGGACAATATTAAAGGATATAAATCTGGATTTGAGATATTATCTTTATCAATGCTCATTTTAAATTGTTCATTTGTTCGTATATATTTTATTTTGAATTTGGTTTTACGAACCTCCAAAAATTGCTCTCCTTTTCTTTTTCTTTGGCTCTGGTTTATTTTCTTTTATTCCCATCATTTCTCTTACGTAGAGAGAACTTTTCATAAGTTCATCAAGTTCCTTTCTTTCCATTTCATTCTGCTCTGAAATCTTTTTCTCATCGTATTCATCTTTGAAATAATATTCTCCGTCTACACCTTTCACCAAAAGATCCATGATGTAGTAATTACCTTTACAACGTTCGTAAGTCTTACCCCTATCACTTCTGAAAAAATTATCGTAATATTTCTTGTCTTTAGTTACGTAAACTCTATGAATATCAGACTCCATTAAAAATGAACCAACAACTTTAGAGTAAGCACTAGACTGCGAATTTAAAAATCTTTTATGATATACAGAATACCTTAATTCAGTTGGATAAACATATTCATCAAATTCTTTAATAAAGAAAGCGTTATTCTTATGAGTGTAACCGTCACCGTAAAAACAGAAATGAGAATCTTCAACATTGATGAATTCTCCATTAAGAGCGTCAAAGACAAAGTTTTCGTTACCGGAATCTTGTCCGTTGATTTCTCTTAACTTAATCATATCTGGAATAGTATTATATTCCTCCTCAATGTTAGTCAAGTACTTATCTTTCTTATTGAAAAATAAAAGGGTGTCGATGTAAGGGAAGTATCTGTAATCACCCCTCACATGAACTCTCATATCAATACACACATCATCACCAGCTTTCACAACTTTCACTGCATCAAATGTTTGCGCGCTTTTATAGAGCCAACCATTTTTCTCTGCGTGTTTTTTGAAAAGGATGGCGTCTGAATCTTCTTTAACGTAGATTCTATCTAGTAACCAGGTATCGGCTGGTTCGTCTAATTTCCAAAGAAGAGCTCTACCACCGATAATATCTTTACTACCCTCAAAGAGGACTAGCATTTTAATTTTATCTGAATTTTTGATATAAAGATCCATCCACTCTGCACATTGATCGTGCCTCATACAGGATTTGTTGAGTGAGCCGTTACCACGAGCGTATCTTTTACCGTTATAGAATTTTATAATATCGTTTCCTTCGATAACTTTGAATTTAATATTCTTTAAAGCGTTTTTATATTCAGCTTTAAAAGCGTTAACCCATTTCTCAATCTCGAAAGGTTTAAAGAAAGGGGCTATTTTGTTGATTAATCTACCAACTCTGATTTCATTACGTGAGTTACACGACCAAGCTATATCACCGTTACCTCTTTCTTTTGGAAGTTCGTTGTATTTATTAGCTTGTAAAAATGATATAGTGCTTTCATCCTCAGTTATATCTAAAAAACTGAATTGGAAAGTATAGTCATTATTTTCTTCTAACGACATAATAAATTTAGAAACACCGTCGTTTATTTTGTACAAGATGTCTCTAAGCCGTGAAGATAGAATTATCGGCATGTAAGTATTTTCCATAAATGAAATTTAAATTTTAATATATAATCCAAAAAAGAACACTTTTTTAAATTGTTTTACAAAATTAACAAATATTTTTAATAATACAAAATTATTTCTTACTTTTGTAAAAATAAAAGAATTAAAAAGATATATGGACATTAAGGCTAAATTCTTAGAATTAACAACTAAAACATATCCAATGGGAACAGAGAAAGCAGTGTACAACTTTCTCCCAGATGATTTTATCAAAGATAAGTACGATAATCTGTATTGGATCATAGGTAAATCAGATACCTTATTCTGCGCCCACCTAGACACCATCGATCGCACAGATAAATCCCAAGACGTAGTACACGTTATGGAAGGGGACATGGTAAAGACAGACGGTAAAACAACACTAGGTGCTGACGATAAAGCTGGTGTGGCGATCATGTTATATATGATTGAAAAACAAATACCTGGTTTTTATTTATTTACAGTAGGTGAAGAAAAAGGTTGTGTTGGTTCATCTAAGTTGTCTGCTGCTTTGCAAACAAAAATGGACGATAAATACAAAGGTATTAAAAAAATAGTTGCCTTCGACCGTTCGGGATATGATTCTATTATTACACACCAGATGGAGCAAAGATGTTGCTCAGATGAATTTGCTATAGCTTTAATTGCTGAATTAGGTAAAGCTGGGTTAAAATATCAAATTGATACTGGTGGTTATTATTGTGATTCAGCAGAATTTGCAGATATTGTTTCAGAATGTACAAATATATCTGTTGGATATTTTGATCAACACGCTAATATAGAAAGACAAGATCTAGCTTTTCTTGAAAGATTGGCAGAGGCATGTTGCCAAGTCAACTGGAACAAATTACCAGCAAAGAGAGATCCAAAAAAAGTAGAATATATTGATAGTTATTATTTTAGTAAAAAGAAGAGAGTAAGAGAAGGTGAAGAAGAAACTGAATTTGATGATTATGATTTTCATCCATTCGCTGTTGAAGATAATAAAGACGTAGAAGTATTCTATTTTGAAGATAAAAAATTTAATTATATATCTGATATATCATATCTTAATGGGCAAATTATTGATGTTACATTAAGTCAAAAAAGAGTAGAATACGAACTTGAAATTATAACAACTGCGATGGAGGCTAATCAAGTTGCTTACGATTATTGTGTCTGGGACGGGTTGATTTTAACTATTGAACTTGATAAACACGAAACTAAATTAACAAGAAACGATCTTTTAGAATATTGTCCCGAACTTGATATAGATGCAATAAAAAAACAAAAAAAGTAAAACAAGCCTGACCTTCTTTAATATATAAAAGAAAAAAGAGAACGTCATGCTTGTACACCAATTAACAAACGCAAAGAGGGCATTAGATAATGTATCTAATTATCAAGGTTTAGAATTCGCCTACGCTGTTTTCAAAAACAAACAACTTATAGATAATAAATTAATGGAAGTAGATTTCATTAAAAACGTATCACCCGAAGTCATTGAATACGAAGAAAAAAGAGTAAAACTTTGCGAAGAATACGCAAATAAAGACGATAAAGGGATGCCAATAATCGAAAACGATCTTTATATCATAACAGATAAAGATACATTCAAAGCAAAAATGGACGCCTTATTAACACAATATAAACCATTTGTGGAAGAAAGACAAAAACAAATAGAACTATTTAACGATAAAATGAACAACACTGTTGATTTTCAATTCGTTAAGATTAAAAAGGAACAAATTCCACCACAAGTTCAAACAGCTAGGGAATTAGAGGAAATATCATTTATGATAGAATAATTGTTACCAGGATGAAGACAAGAAAAAACCAGTCAAATGACTGGTTTTTCTTTTATATAGAAGGTGGTTTAAAACCAGTTAGTGATAATAGATAAGAAAGTAAAAAAACTTGTGAGAAAAGAGATATCATTACTATAACAGTAATAATATTTTCACTTTTTTTATCCATATTTGAATTAGGTAGTACCTTATCCAATATTTCAGTGCATTTTGGTATAAATGTTGATAATACTGCTAATACCACGCCAACTAACAATCCAGGCACAGAGAAACAAGCGATTGCGGTTAAAATTTCTTTCTGATTAAGCATATCTTTTAAATTTAGTTCATATTTAACTCTCTCAATAACTTATTTACAAAATCTACTGCTTTCATAGTCTCTACATTTACCTTAGCTTCATATTCAGCTTTCTGAACAGCGTGTAGCAAATCTGGATAAATCAACGTTCTGGTAGCTAACTGAACTTCATCGGCCAAAAGTTTTTCATTATCAGTATAAAGAGCAGCAATCACAGAATATAGAATGGCAGCAACCTGAATGTTGTCCTTCTCACATTTGAATGCCAACTTATCCAATTTATCAATCAATTTATCTCTATTCATCAGTGAGTATAGTTTTTAGTTGGTTTACGGCATTTACACATAGAACGAGTGTTGTTCTTTTCAGTTACACCTGGCTCAAGACCAGCATCTTTTCTTTTAAGAACAAGACCCTCAAGCATATCAATTGTAACAAATTTATCCCAAAGTTTACCAAATCCTTTGTAAAAAGTCTTGGTAAGGAAAATATTATCACTAAGTTTGAATGAGTAGTCGTTTTCTTCTGAAATTTTATTTCTGAATAATTCTACCAGTAAATCCATTCTTTCCTGAAAGGTTGCACCAATGAGGTGGTCGTTACTGATAACGAGAATATCAAAAATCATAAATTTGTTGTTGAACACTTTACCTAATTCGTTCTTTTTAGAAGTGTTCATATATTCACCCACAATAAGATGAGTACCAGGTAAATGACCAATGAGTCCACCCATTTCATCTTTTGTGATTTTAAATTCTGTAAGATCTCTGTGTCTATTGTAGATTTTCCAAACATCTTCCCCGTAATATACTTCTGTGCATTTCCCGTTGAATTTGGGTTGTGCCATATAAACGCCGTTATCGAAGGTGTCCATCCCTGTACGGGGAAAACATTTTTCGGGGCGAGGTGGAAAAATATATTTTGAAGGTTTGTAAATCATTTTTTGGAAAATTAAAAGGGGTGAGTGGTAATCTCTTACCACTCAGTGCCCTTGATTCAAAAAATTAACCCTGTACTTTTGCGCCTTTCATTGCGAAGATAGGCTGGATGTCTCTGATGAAGTCAGCTACTTTTCCCTTACCCCAGGTGAAGGCTTTTTCGATTGAACCTTTGCTTACTGAGTAAGCTACTTTAGCCTGGATGAGTTCACCTTTGTCGTCGTCTGCGATATCAGGGCAGTGCTCAATCAAATCAGAAAGAACTTCACCGTATTTATCAATCAGAGCGGCGTTGAGAACGAATTCGGTTTTTTCGGTTACAACATCGTCACCGTAAGCGTCTTTGAGTTCGTTGAAACGGTTCTCATCACATTTGATGTATTTATCCATAGGGACAAACATAATCGAAGACTGTGAATCTGAGGAGAGAATGAAAGAACCAGGATACCCACCAGTTTTAGCGTAAACGTCATTGAAAGTTTTCACACCAATTTCTTTCACAATGCCCTTTGCCATTTCGAGTTCAGCTGTGAGCTGATCAATCTGAGCCTCGAGCTGAGCCATTTTGGTAAGATTCTGATCAAATTCTGCACCATTTACGGTCACATTCAATTTATCATTTTTCTTTTCGGCTTTTGCAGCTCCTTTTTCTTTAGCTTTTGCGAAGAGATTTCCTTTGGTTGCCATTTTGTTTGGTTTTTAAAAGGGTTTATATTTTTTGAATAGTTTTTGTCTTAATTTGATAACACAAAGATACGCCAATGGCTGGACATAAAAAAATTACACCAAACATTTTTTAGCAGGCAAATCAATGAGTTACAAAATATTTTTATATTTTGTGTTTCTTTTTTAGTCAAATTTTGGTTCTTCGTAGACTACTTTAGCTTTGGCGTCTTGTTTTATACCGTTTTTAAAATAGTATCTATCAGTTCCTCCCTCTTCCCACTCTACGTCTAACTGAAACATAAGAGTTGGATATTTCTTTGAAAATTTCTGAATATCATCAGGTACATCGTACCCACTACCACATTCTCTACCTTTACCTGTATCTTCTAAAACAAAAGAACAATCATCACTTAATTTCCTGAGTTCACCTATGATCTCTTTCTTATCTACTGGCGCTTGAATTATATCCAATGGTGTTCCGCAATCTGGGCAGAACTTACCAGCTATCTGGATTTTACATGTTGGGCAAAATGTTACTGGTTTTGTAACTTCACCCTGAATCTTTAAACTAAAATAATTATCGTATCCCATTTTTTAAATTTTTAATTGTTATTTATCCCAATCTTCTTCCCCGTAAGGGTCAATTTCTTTTCTTAATTTGAATATATTGATGTTTACAAATTTAAGATTATAATTATTAAATACGTGAACTATAAATATTATCATAAATACTAATAGGGCTAGTACATTAGCTATTAAAATTATACAACAAAATATAGTAACAATCTGGTATCCAGCACTAATCTTTCCCATATCTTGATTAGTCATGTTAAATGTTACTCTTTGTCCAACTTTTACAGAAAAATAAGTATCGGCTGTAACAAGAATCTCTTTAGTTTTTTCCACACTGTCGAATTTCACAATAAGCTTTTTCTGTATAGAATATACGTCATTGCCTTTATCTCTGAGTTCGTCTTGGTATCTATATTTAACTATACCACTATAATCTTTTTTACCTTCTATTTTTTCACATCTTTTACCTGTGAACATTAATACAGGCAATATGGTTACTAATAATATAGTAAACCACATTTTATTAATCTGGGAATTTACTTCCTATATGTTTTATTACTATTTTGTACATAATTAATTAAAATTACTAAATACAAACAACTTAGGATCGTATTGAAATTCTCTATCTAGCATATCCATAACAGTATAACCACCAAAGAGTTCAACAAATTTCTCTTTAACTTTATCAAAATCCATATCATCGTAGGTGATTTCTTTGAATTCAAACCCTGTATCTTCGTAAGCTCTAGCTAGAACTTTACCAAACACAGCGTAGTCACCACACATTTGATCAATAATGATACCAAATTCACAACCCTTTCTCCCTTCAATGTATGGTAAAAATGTATCATCGTGCCAATTAATTCTTTCACCAGAAATGACGTTATTGAAATTATAAGGTAATTTATAACCTATAATTACGTAATCCGTTCTATCTACTCCCATTTTCTTCCTCCAATTTTCCTTTTTTATACCACCTAACTGCTACTGTTTTTTCTTCCTTTTCTTTAATATTACTTAAAGTGACGTCTGATAAATCACCAAAAAATTCTTCCATTTCTTTTCTAGTACAAGTAGGCTTTTCGAAGTCCTCTGGTTTAGAATATTCTGGTGTTGTCCAAAATCCCATATAATCGATCCAAATAGCTTCGTCTCTATGGCAATACTTCTTATCCCATTCACACCATACCGCGTCTTCAATTAGTAAAAGATCTCCTTTATAATCAAAAACATCTCCTCGTTGTGCTGGTTTCAAAACTACCTCAGCACAAGGATTTTCAGTTCTGGAAATTCCAGCAAACTGGTGTAAATCGTACATATCACGAAAATTCATTTCATTAAAGTTTTTCTCAATGAATCCAACTCATCCCTCACCCCCACAATAATAGATGCTAACAGTTTACAAAAAACTAAAACACAAACAATAATAGAAGCGAAGAAAGAAAATATGGCCCATCCTATTCCACCTAAAAAATAAACGCCAATAGGAATACCTACAAGTAGCAATACTGATACTATAACATATAGAACGATGTAAATAAACATATCTTGGTAAAGATCAATACCTTTAACAACAGTATTTCCAACACCTAGTGATTTACTATCAGTCTTGTGATTTTCAAGATAACGTTTTGCTATAATTTTTGATAAAAATTTAATCATTATTTTTCGTTTAAAAGTTGTTCTTTATAAGTTGATAACATATCTGCTTTTTCCTTTGGTAAAACTGGATATTGTAAATCAAGTTCCTTCATTTTGTCTATGAGGATCTGTGAAACCAGAAGTCTTGCTAATTTTTTCTTATTACCAGGAACAACATACCAAGGAGATTTCTTTGTGGAAGTACCATTAATCATATCCTCGTAAGCTTCCATATAATTATCCCAATAAGCTCTCTCCTTGAGGTCTGCATCAGAGAATTTCCAATTCTTTAACTTATCGTCAATTCTTTCAATAAGCCTTTCTTTCTGTTCATCTTTAGAAATGTTCAAGAAAATTTTAACAACTTCGATTCCATTACGTTGAAGATGATCCTCAAAACAACGAATATCCTTATATCTCTCTTCCCAAATATCTTTACCGATAAGAGATGGATGAATTTTTTGTTTTTCAACAAGGTTGTGAACTTTTACAACTAGCACTTCTTCGTAATAAGAACGATTGAATATACCTATATTACCACGTTCGGGTGCGAGTTTCTGAGCCTTCCATAACCAAGTGTGGTCCAGATCTTCAGCGGTTGGTTGTTTAAATGGATAAACGTTAGTAGCTTGTGGATTCAATCCACTCATAACGTGTTTAATGATACCGTCTTTGCCACAAGTGTCCATTCCTTGTAAGATAATCAGCATTCCGTATTTGTCCTGCGCGTAGAGCATATCTTGCATATGAGCAAGATCTCTAATACTTTCTACTAATTTAGTTTCAATTTCTTCTTTATCCAAATTAGTTTTAATTTCATTATTAAACTTAATTAATTTGAATTCTTTTAAACCTTCTATGGTATAGTCTTTAATTTTCATATTTTTTTTATTTCAAACAAAATTAAACATTTTTATTGAAATAAAAAAAGAAAAATATGACTTTTAATTATTAATATATAATAATAAATAATAAGAAGTAATATGAAAAAAGTTTTTAGTTTTTCAATTGATGATGATGTTATAAAGGATCTTGACGTTTATTGTAAAGAAGGCTTAATTACTAAATCAAAACTAATAAATAAAATATTGAGAGATTACATTGAAAAAAATAAAGAAGAACAACATGATAATCTACAAAGTAACAAATGAAATAAATAACAAGATATACATAGGACAAACAGTGAACTCACTAGATAAGAGAAAGTCTCAGCATAAAGCAGATTCCAATAATAAAAAGAAATTGATAAGATATTTCTATTTAGCAATAAATAAATACGGTTTTGATTGTTTTCAATGGGAAATTTTAACTGAAGCAAAAAATTTAGAAGAATTGAATGAATTAGAAAAATATTATATTCAATTATATGACAGTACTAACCCACAAAAAGGGTATAATATCTCAAAAGGCGGATTGGGAAGAGGAAATTATGAATATAGCAATGAAACTAGAGAAAAAATAAGCAAATCTTTGAAAGATAGGTATAAAAATGGATTGATCGTTTGGAATAAAGGAATAAAAACTAATAAATCTTCTTGGAATAAAGGGTTGAAATTTAATCACACACAAGAATCGAAGAAAAAAATATCTAATTCTCAAATAATTCCAATCTTTATGATTGATAAAAGTGGTAATAAAACAAAATATTCATCTTTAAAAGAATGCGTCGAAAAAATTGGAATAAATAGATTTACTATTCAAAATTGTATAAAAAATAATCAACCCATTAAAAAAGGAAAGAATAAAGGTATTAGATTCGAGCACTCTTCCAATAAAAAATCAAAATTTAATTTATAATTTTTCTATATTTTCTATCGTATAAATCAATTTGTTCTTCCATTCTTTCAATTCCATCTCTGGACCCATCATGTGAACCAGATCCATCTGCATATATTTTAGAACCACATCTTTCACAATAGATATAATCCTTTATTTCACCAACTTGTTGTTGTTCAGTTCCACATGATAAACAGAAATTTATTTTCATTTTCATTTTCATAAAACTATTTTCTTTTATCCGATTAAAATAATTTGTTCGTTGCTTTCATATGGTTTATCATTCAAGTAATCCAAATCAGAAGTTAAATGTACTACATTGTTAAGTTCTCCCTTCTGAATTGACCAAGATCCATTCTCCCCATCAAAGGCTACTATTAAATTCGGATTATGTGCTTCATATACTTGAAGATATACTATCAAATCTCTAACTGTACAATTTTTTTTCATATCTTTATTTGCTACTATTACCATTTAAAAATAACTTACTAATTGATTTGTAGTCAACAATATTTCTGATAGCCCTTGATAAAAGAGTTCCCACAGAAATAACTGTAATCTTTTCAGATTTTTCTCTCAGCGCAATTGTATCAGTAACAATGAGTTCCGTTAGAGCTGATTTTGTTATGTTTTCATAAGCGTGTCCACTCATAACTGGGTGAGTACAAACCGCTCTCACACTCATTGCCCCTTTTTCCATCATCAGAGCTGCACATCTACAAAGAGTTCCACCAGTGTCGATAATATCATCAACAATAATTACGTGTTTCCCTTTAACGTCACCGATGAGTAACATTTCATCTATCTCGTTGGCTTTTGAACGATGTTTATAACAGATAACCATTTCTGCTCCAAGATGATTGGCTAGATGTTTTGCCTTTTTAGTTCCACCAAGGTCTGGTGATGCTACCACTATATTTTCTAATCCTAATTCTTTGAGATAAGGGACGAAAACGTATGAAGCGTATAACTGATCAACTTTAATATCAAAGAAACCGACAATTTGGTCGGCGTGTAGGTCGATGGTTATAACTCTTGTTGCCCCAGCGCTTTCGAGAAATTTCGCGATTAATTTCGCACTAATACCAACTCTTGGTTGGTCTTTTCTATCTTGTCTACCGTAACCGTAGTAGGGGATAACAGCCACAATTTCTTTAGCTGATGCTTTCTTGGCTGCGTCTACCATTTGGAATAACTCCCAATAATTTTCAAATGGTGCTTGACCTGATTGAATCAGGAACACTTTTCTACCTCTGATATTTTCTTTAAAGACTGGTAGAATTTCACCATCAGAGAACTTCTGAAGTTCGTATTGTCCCAATCCTATTTTCAGGTTTCTGGCCACAATTTTAGCTAATTCAGTGCTACCACTACCTGCGAAAACCTTAACCTTTTTCTTATTCATAAAGTGTGTTTTTGATTTATACTCAAAAAACTGAACTTTGTTTCCAAACACAAAGATAAAAATAAATTTTAATATAAAAAATTAATTGAACTAATATCTTTTAATATATACCAGCAAATTACATTATAATAAATGGCCACACAACTTGAACAATTACCTATAAACATTGAAAAGTTAATGGATAAAGTTTACAAATTAACTTCTAAAACTTTTTTAGTTCCACCTATGCCGTCAATAGATATAAAACCTTTTCTTATGACTGATAGACAAATAGCTAAGAAAATTATTTTAATTACCGCTGGATCTATTACTGCTGCTGGAAAAATAATAGAAACTGGTACAGTAGCAGCTGGTAGTACTGTAGCAGGGGCCAATACTCTTGGAGCTGGTATTAATCCAAGTGGATTGAATAATGTTACTAATAGCAACGAGATGGCAATGGCTATGAATGCATCTAGAATGCTTGGTCAATATGTTACACCAGAATCCGCCCACTTTATAGTTTACGGAAAATTTAAAAGAGACGCAAATGGTAAATTAATAGATAATGAAATTCAAGATCCAGATTGTGTACTAACAAAAATAGCAATGCCTTCATCACACCCCACAATGTCTAGTATTAAAGTTATGATTTCACAAGTTACTAAAGTGTTAAAGATGATGGGCATAAAACAAGCACAATTACTAGATGATATCGCACAATCAACTATAGCAATCGCGGCTTCGATTACATCAATAGCTTCAGCCGCAGCCATATTACCACCAGGCGCAGGTATTCCTGTCGCTTTTGCCGCTTTCCAAGGATTAATGGCAAATATAATGGCTTTAGTCGCTAAAATACCAGGAGTAACACAGGATATGGAATATCTAAATTATCTTCCACTTTTAGTAGAAGTCGAAAAAATAGACGCCGTTATAGGATTAGTAAATATACAAATAATAGCACTTAATACTATATTAAGCACAATAGACGGATTAACAAAAATTCTACCTAGCGTACCAACACCACCAGGGGTTGGAAACGAACCAGGTAATCCTGTCACTATCGAAGTTACAGCAACACCAAATTCAATAACACGCGGCGTACCTGTTGGTGGTCAGGATGTTACATTAAAAGCAACTGCTTCAAATGGGTCTTGGGAGTTTGATTACAACTGGTCTGGTCCTAATGGATTTAATTGGGACGAAAAAGAAGTAACCATACAAGGTGGCCCATTTGAAACTAGCACTTACACCTGTACTGCTACAGATAAAAAAGATAGCGCCAACAGTGCTTCTGGGAGTGTAACTGTTACGGTTATTTAAAGATCAATCTTGTAGAAAATATCACATACTGCGTTACAATCACAATAAGTAACCTTAGTAAGATCGTAGAAATCATAAGTCCTAGGACAAGGTACTGGAGTATGTCCAACAATCTGGTGATAACCAGCTAATGGTTTGGTATAAGTTTCGATCTTATCAGCCCAAAGAGGACCACCAACCTTGTTGTGTCCACCACGATGATGGCTAACCATAAAGATAGCAGGATGCTTAAATTCATACATCAAATTCAAAAGATCCGCGATATTTTTACAATCTCCAAGAAAATCCCTGAAACGAGTTTCCTCTGTTCCGTTAAGGATAGGTTGAACGTGATATTGGTACCAACCTTTATGGATACCAGCGTGGGTCCAAATTGTATTCTTGTACTGGTAAGCGATCTTGAATAAATCACGATTTTCGTGAAAAAGTTGATAAAGATCTGGTCCCATTTCTGGACGATGTCCACTGATACCATTATCATTCATGATATAAGCAACGTCGTGATTACCAAGAAGTAACTCAACATTATCAGGATAGTCTTTCTTTAATTGGATGATTTCCTTTAAATTGTGGAGGATTTCAACGTTGCTTAATCCCCAATCATCAACGTAATCCCCTAAAAATACAACCTTATTTATTGTAAAATTGATATTACAGTACATTATTTCACCAGTATCTTCGTTGATGCGATACACTGCATTTTTCCATTTATCATGGCCGTGGACGTCTCCAATTGTAACGATTTTCATTTTTATTAATTATAAATCCAAGTAGTATCTGGATATTTTATTGAATTTTTAGCTTTACCGTTAAGAATATTATTTAACGCCTTATAACTTATTTTTAACACATCGGAAGCTTCTTTAGCATTTAAATATTCTTTTATAAATATTCCATTTTTATATTCTTTTATTTTTCTATTACGTAGAATGATTTTGTCTCTGATAGAGTCGATTTTTATTGGATAATTATCAAAATAATAGAAAAATCTAAATTCTTTTGTGTGTTCTGAATGATTTTTCAAACATGAAGATATTAAGTTTTTATTTATATTTAATATAACAGAAGCAGTCTTAATGCCTTTTATTTCTTTAATGAAATTTCCGTCAATATCATATACTAGTATGTTCTTTTTAATATTTTCCAATGCTTTTTCGTCGTTCAATCTTTTGTGTCCTATTTTAAATTTTCCATTATTTTCTTTTTTACTAGATTCACTTATTTTTTTCTTTGTTTCCACGCTGTGTTTAAACCCAATCGGTAACCCATCTCCACCATCAGTTAAATTTGTTAAATTATAAATTTTTCTAAAATAATAAATCCAATATATTTCTCTATCGTTTAATTCATTCTCGTTACACAATTCCACTGTTCTTATTAAAGGTTTTAATCCATTTTCTTTTAAAGATTTGATCCAACTAGTTTTATGAGTAATTGATTTATCTCTACAATGATTCCACAATCTTTTCTGTAAAAGAGATACAGTTTTTCCAACATATCTAACATCATTTGTGATTGGATCTATTAAAATATAAATTTGTGGAATTTTCATGTTTTTACAAGTATATATTAATTTTTAATACCCAAAAAAACATAATATTCAATTTTATTTGTACAAAGATAGGGAAATTAAATTAAATTAAAAAATTAACTGGTTTTTTTACGAAACCTTCCCATCTTATCTCTATAATATGTTGGATGATAATCTTCTTTATCCATAGGCTCTCCCCAATCATCGAGGTTTTCCGCTGGTTTAATTCTTGGTTGTAATTGATCTTTTTCATCTGAAATTTTAGTGTTCTGATCAACAACAACTTTTGGTTCTAGTTGGACCACAGGTTGTGGAACCTTATCTGTTAGTTTATCAAGATCTTCTTCCGTTAAATAAAAACTACCTTTTTCATCATATGGTGGCATTGTGCTTCTTTGAGCCATAATAAGTTTTCCATCAGCGTCTATATTTTTAGCCCAAGTATAATGTGGGAAATAATGGCATAACGCTTCGTATTCTTCATTTGTTAACGGCCTTTTAAAAGGTTGCTTTGGATTAACTGATCCACTTGATTTTCTTGGATCAATATCTATTTTTGGTGTATGAGACTTTTCTTCCTCTAGTCTTTCTTTAACATATTTCTTTGGGCAAAAAGCGTGATAAGTATTTACCCAACTATAATTACAGTACGGTGACGGTAAACTACTAGGATTATCTGTTAATAAATTATGTTCAAAATTCACATACATAGAATCAAAAGGACAATAATAAGTAAATCTTGTTTCTAAAGATATACACAAACCACTATAATTAGGACCACCCTGTTTTACTACAGCATTTGGGTATTTCTTTCTTAAATAATCTAACATCATAACATCATATTTTCCACTTACACCGTAATAATTTCCCCACACAGTATGAAATTCGCCTTTCTTCCATAATTTACTATCACATACCTGAATACCTTGTTGGAAAGATCTTCTAGCCATAATAACACCATTATCCCAAACTACAACTACCCCGCATTGTTCAGGATTTTTAGTATAAATATCGAATTCACTAACTTTAGGTTCTGTGTATTTTCCAAAACTATTTTCAGCCTGATGGAAATTAGCACAACTATATCCAAAATTCTTTGATAATTCCTTCTTATAATTATAAGCTCTCAAAGAATCCATACCTCTGAATTCCTCTACTCTACAAGATGTATCCTTTACACTTGCTAATTTATTCACAAACGCTTCAATATCAGTCTGTTTAATGTTAGTATTAATATATTGTTCGTTAAAAATTTCCTTTAAAACTTTAGTTGCTTTCATCTTGACTCTTCTTGTAGAAGACCATTTATCTGGTGATTCATCGAAATATCTGGATTTCAAAAAAGAAATATTACCTTCATCATCAATATCAAGGTAGTTAACTGGATCTTTTGCCAAATACTTCCTAGTAACTCCGCCTTCTAATTTTGATAAAAGTTCAGCAACTTTATAACTGTCCTTCATAGAAGAAATAAGTTTCTTTAATTTTTCAGATATATGAAAATTAACCACTTCTTCTGGATCAATAGCAACAGGCTCAGGTCTAACATATACTGGTTTAACATCTTGATCTAAACCTTCGTTTAAAAATTGTAAAAATTTTCTAATTCTAGTCATATACAATTATTTCTTTTCTTCTTCTACGTGTTTAATATTTTTGGGATTACAAGCGAATAATTTACCCGTTTCGTCCCATCTTATTCTATATTTACCATCTTCTCTAGTCTCAACAAAAACTGCTGTTTTACCAAAATAGTCTGGTTTTTCTGCAACTACTTCTTCGTCTTTAGCTTTACCTGCTTTTGGAGCTTTAGCAGCCTTAGGCTGTCTTACGTAAACAACTTTTTCACCAGGTAAAAATGGTCTTGGTGGTGGAGGTGGTGGCGGTACTTCTGGCATTGGTTCTGGTTCTAATTCACCTTTTTCTTCTTTAATTCTTCTATTAACTAAATCTTTAGGACAATGAGCGTGATAAGTGCCAACCCATCTTAAATTCTTTGGGTACCCTTCTTTTTCTAAAGATTGGTTTCGTCCACCATATCCATCAGATAATAAATTGTATTCAAAACAAACATTCATACTATCGAACGGACAGTATTCAGCAAACCTTGTTTCCATTTTTATAACAAAATTACCACCACCCATTGATGCTGCGTTATATTTATTTATAAGATAATCAGTTACTAATTTATCAAACTTTCCCCCTCTACCAGCCACACCGTAACCGTTTCCATATACTGTGGCCAAATCTCCTTTTTTAAATTTTCCTCCATCTATTAAGTTAGCACCTTGTTGAAAGGAACGTCTGTACATAACTTTACCATTTTCCATAATTACAACAACACCACAATTTTCAGGGTTCTTCACATATACATCGTATTGTGCCAGTGTTGGTTCGGCGTGACCTCCGAAATTATTTTTCCTTTGGTGAAAATTAGCACAAGTGTAACCAAAATCTTTAGCACATTCTTCTGTGTAATTATAAGCTCTCAATAAATCTTTACCTCTCCATTCTAATATTTGAACACCTTTTTTGGCTTTTATTGCGGCCAATTTAGCGAGATATGTTTCAACATCAGTGTCCTTAATGTTAGCTTTTGAAAAATCTTCACTGAAAGTGTCTCTTAACACTTTTCCAGTTTTTTGTTTTATTCTTCTTTTAGTTGCCCAAAAGTCACCATCTGGAAAATATCTAGATTTCAAATAACTCACGTAATCACCGTCGTCTTCCAATTCAAAATAATTTGCTGGATCCTTTGATAAATCAGCTTTATTTACGCCTTCACCCAATTTTAAAAATAGATCAGCTATCTTATATTCTTTTCTTAAAGGGGTTAAAAACTTAATCATTTTATCAGATAAATGTAATTTAACCACTTCTGGTTCTCCTACTCCATCTTCAACTAATTCATTTAAAAACTGATTATATTTCTTTACCATAGCTTTTTTATTTATTATCTAGCCATCTTAAACCAAGATGTCGTACTTTGCTCTTTTATATAAGTCTTTACTTCTTCTACCATTTCCTTACCTTGTGTTATAATATCATTAGCATTATATGTGAAGTTACCTGGCATGTTAAAATTAAATCTACCCAACAATTCACCCATTCTTGCTCTACAAGTTCCAATTATAAATCTTTTAAACATTTCAAAATCAAAGAGTTCTTCCTCCTGTATTCTCACCCAACATTCCAACATAAGATTGGATTGATCCTCAATTGCCGATAAAAAGTGTAATCTTTTATTTATATGGTTAAAGTTATGAGCAATTGTATTTTTTGTGAGTTTATTGATTTCATCTGCGAAATAACTGATAGTTGATCTATATAAGGCTAAATCACCAGCGGTAGTTACAAATGATGTTAAGAATGGTTGGTTAGTTACACCTAGGTTTATTGAAAGGTTTGGTGCTTGAATACCTAATCTAAATAAAGAAGTATCTTCCATTTTAACAATTTTAGTGATGGCTTCTACTTCTTCTGGTAGTTGGAAGTATTGGAAAGTAGCGTATGTTTCACGCATAAGATGGTCGTATTTAACGAAGTAGTAAAATTTTTGAACAGCGAACTGGTAATTCTTATAGAACCATTCTAGAGTAATTTCTTTGATCATACGTTTAACTTCTTGATCCGGTAACACTTTTGGAAGAGCTCCTGAAAAAGTTAAATCTTGTTGAACTATATCTATTAATTGTTCTAAAGTAATTGAAGCCATAATAACAATTTCTTTTTGCTATATATTAATTTATTATTATCATTTTATAATTTCACAACAATCTCTTGGTATTAAATAACCAATTGTATTTGGATTTGGATCTGTATCTATTTCTGGATATACTACGTAACAAAATACATCGTGATATATCTCGGGTAAAGGGTCTTTAATCTCTGCTGTTTTACCAATAAAAGATCTAAATTTTTCTTTAAACATACAGGCGTCTACGTAATCATTTAGTTTTGGTGTAATCTTCACAAGCACAGGACTAACATTTCCCCATTCGTCTTCTTCACCGTATGGATCTAAATCATTTTCAAATAATTTGAAATTAGTTATCATTATGTGGTTATATATTAAAAAATGATTACGAACTTTTAATATATAAAAATAAAAAATCTGCGATGAAGGTGATAAAGTTCTCTGACTACTTAATAGAATCCCAGAACATAAGTCAAAACGACGGAATATTAGTGGTTGTTGACGTTCAAAAACAATTCGATAAATTCATTCCTCAAAACTTCGAGCAAAATATATCCAAATATTGCGAAGAATTTCCTAAAGATGATAATACGGGTAAAGGAGTATACCAGATTTGGGACGCCAATAAAGCGCAGAACTTTAGTTATAATTTCCCCAACACTATACAAACAGTGAAGAAGAATTATGGCACTAAATTCGATAACGGTATAAAACAAATAGCAGATAACCTTCTTAAACAAAATCCAAAAGTGGGTGCAAAATTTAAAATCAATAATAAAAACGCTTACCTTATTAGAGTTGATAATAACCACAAATGGTTTTACGTGAACGAAGATCTTTATAGTCTTTATCTTAAATTAAAAGGTAAGAGTATAGTTTTAGTTGGTGGCGCAGATGATGAATGTCTTGAAGACGTCTACGTATCAATGAAAGCATTTGGAGTAAATCCAACATATAATCACGATTACATATATGACGCACAAAATAACGATAAGCAAGTAGCTGCACCAAAGAAATAGGCATAAAAAAAGGGAACCAATTGGTTCCCTTTTTCATTTTAGTAAAACTTCTTACTTTTTACCAGTGAGAGCGTTAATGTCCATTAAGAACATATTTCCACCGCTTCCACCTTTATCGCCACCACTACCAGTCATAAGGACATTAGGTACTTGTGATCCACCAGCCTGCCAAGCATTGATCCATTCGAGAACGATAATCTTTGGGTTTTGATTGATAGCATTACCCTTGATTTTGAGGGCTTCTGCTTCACCCTGAGCGCCTTGGATAACGATATCCTTATCAATTTTAGCTTGAATTAACAGCTCGTTCTTCTGTTTGGTTACTTCGATTAAAGTAAGAGCCTTCTGTTCTTGAACTTTCTTGTTCTTGATTTCAGCTTCGTACTGTGGATCGTAGTAAACTTCACGAATATCAATCTGATCAAGAATGAGTCTCCAAGAAGCCAATTCAAATTTCATTTTCTTCAAAACTTTATCCTGAATCTCCTGACGCTTCATAGAATAAACCTCAATTGGGGTATATTCTGATACAACAAGAGCAAGACAAGATTTCAGTTTAGCTCTAATAACGTTTTCTTCGATCCAAATGTAACGAGAAGCCTCATTTCCATCTTGAGGAGTTACGTTCTGGTAAATCCAAGGAGCCTGATTTCCGTCAATCTTCCAAGATGCTGAAATATCAAAACCCATCTTGATACCTTCCGAAGTAGGTGCCCAAATAGCGTCGTCGTCTATTTTCTGTCCTTCTTTTGTTGCTTTTGCGCAAGTGTAAACCCAAACGGTTTTATCCATCATATGAATATCCCACCAAGGCATTACCACGCGCCAACCTGTATGAACTGCTTCATTTTTAACACCTGCTGGTGTAGTAATAACACCAACACTCTGTCCGTCCACCTTTACTACAAAAATCCAGAAAAGGAAAAACAAAACAAACATAATTCCCGAAATAATACTAATTGGGAGAGTGAAGGGGAGTTCAATTTGAGGAGGTGCGTTCTTTCCTCTGTTTCCCCCAGCGGCTTGTGTTTTTAAGAAATCTTCGCGATTCATTTTTGAAACTTTGTTGGTAATCGCTCCACCAACGCCATAAATTAGCCCAAAAAGAGCTATAATCACTAATATTGCTACCATTTTTTTATTGGTATTAATAAATTGTCTACTCTATTCACCATTTTCGACATCCTGGTTTTTGATAACACAAATTTAAGACGATTTTTGATTAAAAAAAAATAATCGATAAAATTTATTTTACCTTCGATTATATAAAGAAAAAATTGTGAAGTTTTTACTGACTATAAATTTTATCGTAAAATCTTGTTATTACATCTATTATTTTCTTAATCTTACCTTCTTTTCTCAATTTCTTAAATACTAAATTTTCAATTGAAAATTCACCTTCTTCCGTAAGACCTTCCTTCCTAGACTTCATAATCTTAGATTTTAACTCTTTGGCGTTTTCGTAATATTCTTCTGCTTCTTCTGGTGATAATTCTTGTTTAGATAACTTTTCGTATTTAAGAATATCATATACTCTTGCGTCATATTTAACATTCACGTCTTTAGTATCTACGTTAGGTGGATTATAAACAGGTTTTGTTATCCATTCATCATTCAATAACGAATATAAACCAGTGGCGTTATGTTCTTCTGTTTCATCTTGAATATACAATTCTACATCGTGTCCTTTTATAATAATATTATGTCTTAAATTCCATATAAATCTTTGACCATCAATGGCTTTCTTAACTAGTTCAGTGTCTTCATTTATGTCTTTAAAATCACAAACTATATGAACGTCAATATCTGATTCTTCTGTATAGTTATAGTTTGCCATAGATCCAGTGAGATAAATATCTTTAATTTCTGTTTCTAATTCAACGTCATTGAAGAAGTCTTTAGCTATCTTTATAAGTTTTTCTCTTATTCTTTCTATAAGTTTATCATCTTCCCATAAATCTTGGCAAAGAGTTTTCTTGTATGGAATTTTTCTTTCTTCTTTCAACATATCATCCCATTCTTCTTCACCGTAAGGATCAAATTCTTTCATGTCATCTATAAATTTTTGTTTTGCTTCTTCTTTCCTTTTAATTTCTTTATCTCTTTCTATTCTATTATTATTCAATTCTTTCCTTTTACTTTTATATTCTTTCTCAGTAGAATAAAGATCTTCCCTATTTATCCATTTAATCTCTTTCCCACTTTTTTTATTTCTTAAAGCGTACCAAATCAGATCATTAATGTCTTCATATGTATTAATAACTTCATTTTCACCGTAATATTTAGATAACATTGAAAATCCAGCAACGTACCAAACAGTGTCCCCTTTCTTAAACTTACTAGCTTTTAAAAGTTTAGATAATCTTTTATCAAATTCAGTAAGCTCATATTCTTCTTTTATAAATGAATTGTATTTTAACATGAATCTATATATTAAAAAGAGAAACTAAAAAAATAAACCTACCACTTTTATATCTATATATAAAAGAAAAACTATTTACACTATGATAAGAAAGAAAGATGAAGACATTATTACAGCTTTAAGAAATGTGATGGATAATAGTTATTTCAGGGATATGACTTCTGCTCTCAAATCTAATGGGAAAAGTAAGCCAGTTGAAGACTTTAACATCCTTGATGAATATCAATCAAGTTTCAACGAGACACCAAGTTTATTAAAAATAACTCACGACGATTGTGATCTTTTCTTATACGAAAAACTAAAGAAAATGTTAAAAGAAGAATTTGGTGCATCCAGAGTCCTCTTCAACGATACAGAATACAATTTAAAAAGAGAAAAATATATCGCTAACCGCGAAGTGTGGTACATCGCTGACGGCTATCTTCTTAACCTCTGGACTAGCGAATCTAAAAACATATACGCTAACCCAGAACTGGACGTGAAATTAAATAAACACGACCAACTTATAGAAGGCAACACTCTTCTTGTTCCACCACACGGTTCAAATAGAACTAACAAGGATATAGAAGAAAGAGTTATCAAAACATTCAAAACTACAACTATCAAAGAATACGAAAGAAACTCTATCGGCATGATGAGCGTTGAAGGTTCTGGTGATCTTTACGTGAAAGAATTTACCCTAGATAAGAAATTTAAAATCAACGATCTAGATCTTCATTACGGTGATGAATTTAAAACATTTCATGCTGAACTCTTCAAGAAACTTAAAGGTGATAAGAAAGGATTAGTACTATTACATGGCGATCCTGGCACAGGTAAAACATTCTATATTAGATATTTACTACAATGTTTAGCTAAAACTAAGAAGAAGGTATTATATTTTCCACCAAGTATGGTAGAGGCTGTAACAGATCCAACCTTTTTTAATTTTATCACAAATTGGACAATGGATAACGGTAAGAATTCGATTCTTTTAATTGAAGACGCCGAGCCACTTTTGGTTTCTAGGGAGGCTAATCGTAATATGGGTATAACAAATCTTCTTAATTTAACTGATGGTATTTTAAATGATATACTTTCAATTCAGATTATAGCCACTTTTAATACTAGTCTTGGTGAATTGGATAAAGCTTTATTAAGACCAGAAAGATTAATTGCTAGAAAAGAGTTTAAGAAATTAACAATTGATAATTCTATGAAATTGGTAGAATTGCTTGGAATGGACCCAGCGACTGTAAAAAAGGAAATGTCTTTGGCTGAAATTTATTCAGTTAAAAATGATAACGAGGTTTTACTTCACGGGGTGGATAAAACAAAGGCTGCTGGGGAAAGAACAGCGATAGGGTTCGGAAGTAAGAGATAATAAAAAAAGGGGAACTTAGTTCCCCTTTTTTTATTAGAATGGCATTTCATTTACGAAATCGTCTGGTTGTTTACCTTGTGCTGTAGCTATCGCATTTCTTACTTTTATTAATGTGTTTTTATCTGGAATGTTTACTATATTTCTTAATAGTTTAGATAAAGAAGCTCTGTGTTGATCATCTACTGCTTTTGATCCTTTTGCTATTGTATCATATGGATCACCTTGTCCTGTCGCTGCACCGGCTGGCGCTTTAACTTGTTTTACTTTAGTTAAAGCAGTACCAAACATAGCGTTCTTCAATAGTGTGTTCACTCCCTCTTTTAAAGCATTTACATCGCCTTTAGGAACACCACCGTTAGCTTGGTCTGGTTTGGCATTTGGATCTGGTTTAGCATTTGGATCTGGTTTAGCATTTGGATCTGGTTTAGCATTTGGATCTGGTTTGGTGTTAGTCGCCTTATTTCTAGTAGATACAGGATTTCCGTTAGCGTCGTATTCGTATTCTTCGTTTAATTCGTCAGTAGAACTGAAATTGTATTTTTCGATAGGTTGTCCGCCTGGTAAATTTGTTTTAACATTATCCTTCGGATTTGTTTGTTTTTGTTCTGGTGTATTTGTATTTGTTGTGGCTGCTGGGGTTGTTTCAACTTTAGTAACATCTTTATTACTTTCGAGATAAGTTTTTAATTCTGCGTCATTATAAACACCTTTAGCTCTTTGTTCTAACATTAAATTACAAGCGTCTACAGCGTGTTTAGTAAATTCTTCTGATTTATCAAAATTGAACAAATCTGCTGCGGCCGTACCTTCAAATATTTTTTTAGGCGCTAACTCTGGGGATTGATATTTGTTAGACATTTCTTGTAAAGTTAAAAATATCATACTAGCGTTATCGTAAAGAACCTTTCTAACACCTAAAGGTCCAGTTGCGGTCTTCATCGCCTCATCACATAACATCATTCTATCTTTAGTTGATTGTTCGTATAATCTGATAGAATCGTTCCAATTTTTAGACGCGTCTAATTTCTTCGTGAACTCAGCTACTTTATCTGCTAACTTCTTATCTATATTTCCAAAAATCTTACCGAAAAGATTTTTGATGGCGTCCCATAATAACTCTTCATTAACAGCGTCTTTGAATTCCTCAAAATGTCTAATATTTTTTAAATCTTCCATATTTATTAATTTTATTTTTATTATACATCCACATCTTCGTCATCTCTCATCCAATGCATAGGCATTTTATCTAACCTGCCTTGAAAACTAGATTTTTTACCTGTTTTAGTGTTAAAAGTAAATCCTCCGCCTCTATTTATCTCACCAATTTCTTCAAGTCCTTCTTTGGTCTCTTCGAGTTTAGCCAAGCCTGCTTTCATTTTAGCTATTTTTAAAACGTCTTTTTCTTTAGCAATTTCTTCTTCCATTAATCCTAAAACATAATCAATGTCTTCTAATATATTAGTGCCGTGTAATTTCTCGTATTCATCTAGATAATTACCTTCGTAATAAGTGATTACATCAGGATTTCTTTTCATTGTTAATATAAAATCTGCCACATTTGAAATTACATTACCAGATCAGATTATTCATAATTTGTTCTTTTATTTTGAACTATATATTAATATTATTTTTTCATTTTCTTGAAAAAGAACGCTTGGGTTTTTTATATATATAGTTATGAATACAGAAAAAAATGACTTTTTTCATTTAATATATAAGTATATAGAAACATTAAAAAACCATATACTCATGAAATTAGTAGAGAGACATATAATAAGTAAATCTGACAAACGATGGAAATCATTAGATAATATATGCTTTTTATCTAAGAACTTATATAACAGCGCTATTTATAAAATTAAAAAAAATTATGAAGAAACTGGAAAATTTATAAGATATAATGATTTAGAGAGAGAATTTAAAATAAATAATCAACCAGATTATAGAGGAATGGTTATAGGATCTTCTCAACAAACATTAATGTTAGTAGATAAAAGTTTAACTAGTTATTTTAAACTTTTATCTAAATATAAGAAAAATAAAAAATCTTTAAACGGTTGTCCTAAATTTCCTAAATATAAAGATAAAATAAAAGGGAGATTTATAGTGGTTTTTACAATTGGTCAAGCTAAATTAAAAAATGGATATATTTATTTTCCTAAAAGATCTGGTATAGAACCGATTAAAACTAATGTTCAATCATTAAAACAGGTTCGTATAATACCTCAATCCAGTTGTTACATTATTGAAGTTGTGTACGAAAAACAAGAAAAAGAAAAAATAAACAATGATCATTATTTATCTATTGATCTAGGTGTCAATAACTTGATGACTTGTTACGATACTAAAAACAATAAATCTTTTATTATTAACGGCCGACCTTTGAAATCGATAAATCAATATTATAATAAAAAGAAATCTAAATTGCAAGAACGATTGATGAAAAATCATAAAAAATATAACTCAAATAGGATCAATAAATTAACATTAAAAAGAAACAATAAAATTAGCGACTGTCTCCACAAAAGCTCTAGGTTTATAGTCGATTATTGTGTAAGAGAAAATATTGGAAACGTGATAGTTGGATATAATAAAGAATGGAAGAGTGATTGTAATATTGGAAAGAAAAATAATCAAAACTTCATTCAAATTCCACACAGAATAACGCTAAACATGTTGTCTTATAAATCTTTATTAGAAGGACTAAATTACATAGAAAATGAGGAGAGTTATACCAGTAAATGTTCAGCGTTGGATTTAGAACCATTGAATAAACAAAAAAAATATATGGGCAAACGTGTTAAACGTGGTTTATTTGTTAGTTCAACTGGAATAAAAATCAATGCTGATCTAAATGGAGCTTTAAATATTTTAAGAAAAGTGGCACCTGATAAGGAACAAGAAATTGTTCAATCTCTAAGGTGTATAGGCCAAGCGATTTGGCCATTAAAGATTAATCTTTAACAAAAAATAATTTTTATATCGTGGACTCCATAAATTCATTTGTTACATTAGCGGAAAAAATCACAATCCTTAACAAGAATTGTGTTGAAATATTAACAAAAGTGAACGATTTAGTATCCAGTCAAAGCGATAGTGTAAATATCGTTTACGACGACAACGGTGCAGTAAATTCATTTTCTCAACCTACTGTTGGATATTTGAAAAATCAAATAGACGTTCTCAATCAAAATATGAAAAGAATGGCGTCTATTGATGGATATACCTTTATTAGAGACGGTCAATCATTCAAAAGAATTATGACTTCTGATCTTAATAGAGAACCAGCATCTATTCAAGAAATTAATCAAGTAACTACATTTACACCTGTAAACAATCATTTCTTTGAGTCCTTAATGAACCCAATGCTAGCAGTAACTATTAACCTGAGAGATAAAGTGGAGCAAGTTGTTAATAAAATTGTATCACGTAGATATATCGTTAGATTTGAAAAGAATCTTGATGGTAGTCTTACTGAAGCAGGTCTCAGATCTTTTAATAGTTTCTCTACTACTTTTTTAAATCAAACTGGTATTAACATCTCAGACTTCATCGCTTGGTACGATAATCCTTCAAATGACGGACTTATTGTAGATACTGTTAAACCATATGACGAACAAATTTACGATTTAGCTCTTAAAACATTAAATTATTACGGTGTGTTCTCTGTTATAAAAGTGGAAATAGACGACATTAATAATAAAATGTGGTACCACCTTAACGATATTAAATATTATGGTAACGATGGTACAATCAAGAATTTAACCATAGGTGACGAACTTATTGTTAATAGATTAAACGCTGGAACAAGATATAAAATTAAAGAAGTAAATACTGATTCTTCAAACACTAAAATAAGATTAGAAAATGTAGAAGGTTACGATCCAGTTGTTGTTGGTACAAATGTATTAAAATATTATAGTGATATATCAGCAGATAAAAATGTACAAATCAATGTTGGTTTCGACGAATACATTGTACTCTTCGTTAAACCAATCAATACAGATGATAATATAGTTGGAACTCTTTGGAGTAAAGGTATATCATTTTATACTAACGATCTTATTCTTGATATTAATAATAATATAAATTTAGCAAATTATTACGTAGAAGCAGTTTACGATTACGGTACTTGGTTAAGAGATCAATTAACAAAAAGTATTCCTACAATTTACGGGGCAACACCAAATCCTGTTACTCTAACATCTGATAATTTTAAAGTTGTACAAATAAATAAACACTTAACAGATAACGTAGATCAAAACGCTATATTGAAAGCACACGCTGATAAATCAACTGTTAAAACGCAAATATCACAATTGAATACGGCTATTACACAAAAGACTGGAAAACTTAATAGTGGTGGTTTAACAACAGTTGAAAAACAATCTTATTTAACTGAAATCAATAAGATGAAGACTGATTTGAACATATCAACAAATAATTTGTCTTCTTTAGTAACTGAAATCACAAATTTAAGTACAGGACAAAATAATAACGTAGCAGCCAAATATAGAGTAAGAGGATTTTGGACAATGCCAGAACCTATTCAAACAGGTAAAACCCCTCCTCAACACGTTGTTCAATTTAGAGTTCAATATAGATATAGCTCAAGGAGTGGTAATTCTAATAATATTCAAACGTTTAATTACGTTAATGTTCAACAACCATCTACAAATACTGCCCCCACAACTACAAGTGGAACAATTGTAAGAACTAATGTGAATACTACAGCTAGAACAGGTGGAGCAGCATTGGCTGCGTCAGCAACAAATCAAAATAGAAATACTGGTAATTCTAATTTAGGTAAAGCTACAACTTTACCGCCAGTTAATGTTGGTAAAACAGTGCCAGTCGCTTCTACCCAAGTATCGACCACAACTGAAAATCCACCAACAGCACCAAAATATGCTAACTTTTCTAACTGGGTAGAATTTTTATCTGACGTTAGAAAAAGATATTGGGACGAAAATAGTAAACAATGGTACTGGAAAATTGAAGACGTATCAGACGCTGAGACACCAAATATCAATCAATTAGATATAGCAATTCAACAAAACGAAAGAGTTGAAATTAGAGTGAAATCTATTTCAGAAGTAGGTTGGCCAGATTCATTAATAGAATCAGATTGGAGTAATGTATTAACAGTTGATTTTCCAAACGATATTAGTGACGTGTTAGCTGATAACCAATTCATTTTAGCTGAAGCCTCACAAGATAAAACATCTGTTGTATTAGAATCCACATTAAGCAGTAAAGGTGTTAATCAACACGTACAAGATAGTTATGTCGCTGGACAGGATTACGTTGCACATAAAGACACTAGCATTCAAGTTGGTATTGGGTTCAATACTATTAATAATCCAAATCTATTCCAATATTTAACATATTTAACAGACAGAATAGCCAAGTTAGAACAGACTATATCTGGGGCTAAAGGTACTCTTAACATCACATTGTTTAAGAAATCTACAGAACTAAAGACTATTACTAATAATACGACTACCATAATTAATGTGGAATGTGAAGATTACGGTACAGTCGTAACCGGGAGAACATATGTGAATTCAATCAATATCATAGAAGATTATATTCTTTCTTTTGAAAACACAAATCAAAGTGGTAATTTGGGTTTCTTATCTAGCAGACTTTATACAAGTGGTGGTACCAACGCTTTTTATTCAGATGGCGGTAAAGATCATAAAGTGTTATTAGTTGACTGGAACAGTAATCTTTATACTCAAAATGATAATCAATTTGTATGGTTTGCTGACAGAGATAATAATGACTGGATATCAAGTGGTGCTACAAATCTTAACACAACAAGTATTCTAAACCAATCGTATTATAATTTTGGAGCAACTGGAACATCATCAGCGAATGCCCCCTTATGGAATGTTAATTCTATATTTAACTCATCCACTGGTGATTTATTATGTGCTGTATTCCCATATTTACCAGATATTACAAATTTTATTGAGAACGGTCAAGATAAAACAAGAGTTATTAAACCACAAACCAAATTCAATATAGGTTTGAAGATTTTCTTTAAATTTGACGGTAGTAAAAACACATCGACAGAAAGTGCGCCAACTTATTATTACGCCGGTGACGGTAATCCTATTAATAAAAGTAGGAAAGTGAAACTATGGTTTGAAACTACCGATAATACTACTTATCAATTTATTATTAACTTCAACTTAAATAGATATAGAAGTTTCTTAAAACCAAAAACTGATACAGGCGCAATCGAAGTTGTTTAAAAAATTAAATATATAAATGATAAATAAAAGTTTTCAATTACTTAGAACAAATCCTTTATTAACATCAAATTTTAAAGTTGTAGTTAGTTCTGATTACAATTTATATCTGGAGAGTTTTAATACTAACGCCGAACTTAGTAATATTAAATATAAACATTTTCCGATGTATAAATCAGATTATTTGGAAAATAAAATTCCATATTTCTACAAAAAATTACCAATAGATACAGCGTTTGACGTTAGATATGATAAAGATAATAACATTGTTCAGAATAGTTTTGATAAACAATTCGATACAAATTATTACGCTGGCGGTAGTTATGTCGAAGATCAATGGTACACAGAGGAATTTGATTATTTGGCCCCTCTTTATATTAGAAAAGATAATTTACCAAAAGGTTTTGTTATATTAAGAGTTGACGATCCTTCTGGATATAATCTAAATGTTAGTAATAATTTTGAGTTAAACAGTTTGAACGCTGATAATTTTCACGAAATAGTAGATAATTGGAAATGTGTTAAATTTTTCGATATGACTTATACATCTAATCTAGGTGAATGGTTATATACAAACTACTCAAATAACGATAGAGTCCCGAAAACTGCTTTTGAATACCACCCTGAAAGAGCTGAATTCTCCAACTGGTACGGTATGGATTATACAACAGGTATTTATACGTACAGACCTCTATTCATGGACGATAGAGATGAAATTGAAACTCCTCATTTTAGATGGGAAAAATTCATAACAGAAGGTTATAAAAGAAGTGGACTTATTTTTCCATATATTCTTAATTTGAAATTCTTATTCGACGATACACCAGCAACTCCAAGTGCTCTTAAAAAATATTCTATGAATAGGTACTACGGCTTCTATATTGAAAATATGGATTTTGTTGGTAGTATAACTTCTTATAGAACACCAGATATGATACCAAACACTTATCTTGTTAATAATATTATAGTATCAGGTAATACCGGCATGACCACAGATCAATATTGTAAATTAGATTATTACGACGTTCCAACGGTAAATCCATTTGTTGAAAAATGGGACGATAATAAAGAATATTATGTTTTTATAGACAACACCAACGATTTCTATAGAACTAAAACTATATCAGGCCTTTATCCTGTTCAAAGAGTTTTGCAGAATAATAAATATATTTATAAAATTGTCAGTGATGAAACCCTTGATAGTTATTGGAACACAGGATATACTAATATCAAAACTGTTGATATAAATTACGGAACATATAATATACTTAGTGCTGTAACCAGTAATTTCTTTATTGATAAATATATTGATTGTGTAGGAGATGAGAAATATATGTACGGGGATTTATATTTAATAAGGATAGATGATAAATTCCACGTTCTTAAATATAGTTCGGGTATGACTACGGCTAATGATTTAACAGTGAATCCGTCAACTGGTGATTTAGATGATTATAAATATTATATACAGACAGATTACGCTATAAACTTAAATTCAAAATTTGTAGAATATTGGATATTGGGTAAGAGTTCTCCTTATTATAGACAAACTGCGGTACAGAATACCGGATATGCACCTTTGTCTTTTCCTATATACAGAGTTAAATTTTCTGATATTAAAGATTTTGATTTTGATAGAATTAATACTGGATTTTCAGATTTTGATTACGAAAAGACTGAGTATGTTGATACTAATGAAGAGAAGTTATACGCATTTGATTATAACGATCCTAGTATTCCACCAAGTAAAAGAGTAGAAAAACCAGGAACATCAGCTCAATATAAAGTGATCAACATTTCATCTGAATATATCGCTGGAGACGAATTATACGAAGTGTTTGATTTGGGTCAACAAAATACATTTTCTAATACCTACGGCGAAGAGAATAAATTATACGATTTAAACGATATATGGAGAAAGAATCAATCTAACTGTAAATGGGGATTCATGGGTTCAATGAGTCACTCTGATTACCCTTATAAATTAAATAACAATTATGAAATTGGTGGACCATATAATAGGACAGCAGATCCTTTTTATACTATACCAAATGTGATTTCAAAAAATATGGATTATTTTTACAGATTAGGTAATTTCTACGATGGGACTACCGGTAATACAGTATATTATAAAAATCAAACTACAAATATTCAGTACGATTTTATTAGCGGTCAAATTGGTAGTGGATTTGATATTAAAGCCTATTTCACTTTAAATTTTGATTACTTTACATTCTTCTTTAAAAATAAAATGTATTACGAAGACAAAGCTCAAAGATATACAAAGAGTTACGATAAATACGCTGTATTTAACTACGGCGATAGTAACGTACCATCTGTGACCCTATTCAAAGGACTTAAAATTAAAATAAGAGAAGTTAAGAACATTTACACAGACGAAAACAATATAATAACAAAAGTTCTATACGGAAACAATACTTATAACAACTATAAAATGTCTATTATATTCAATGAAAATCACGAAGGGATTAACAACGGGTTGATGAACAATGATATAGGAACATATATAGATACTACACAAAATGGAATTAGTGTTATATTAAATGAAAAATTCCAAAACGTATTAATAATAATTAACGCTAAATTACCAAGTGGTACAACTCTAAACGATATAAGTGTATTTGATGAAAAAGAAGGTTTATATTACGGTAAGAAATTAGATGGAACTTATTTAAACGGTTATAATAATAGTAATTTAACTGGAATAACTTCTACATCTTTATTTACAGCATCTAACTTCATAAACACTATAAATGATTACACTAATAATTACGGACTGTCTGTAAAATATTATTACATCAGAGAGTCTAACAGTAAATTATATAACGGTAATGTTTTAATTAGTAGAGGAGTTAGTTTTAATAACGTGTCAACAATGAAAAATATTCCAAATTGGAACTATTATTTTCCACCTTTTTTATTAAATATAGAGACACCTGTTAATATATCTTTAAGTAATAATTGTTATGCAACATATCCCTACTACGTAAATAGTGTACCCGATGATTACGTTGCGACTCTATTAACATTCAACGAGAATAAAAGTTATAAAGTTCCAATTTACAGATTTCCAGGACCTTATGAACCAATTTTTAAGGACGTAAATCTATTTAAAGGTGGATATTTTTGTTACAATAACATTACAAACGTAACGGGTATGACTTCTGGTATCACATCATCCAACGCTTCTATATCTTTCGAATATCCTAATACTGATTATAGTTGGTCAAATTTCCAAAATATGTGTAGTACTAATACGAATGGTTATGTTGAGATAAATCTAGTACCGAATACGATTGTTAATTCCAGATATCTTTGTATAAGGGGATTTGATTTTTCTAATATACCATCAGAAGCTATTATCACTGGTTTAACATTAACCATTAGTAGGAAAGCGTTCATATATTCTTTTCCTAATATTTATGTTAAGGACGTGGGTGTTTTTCTAGCTAAAAATTCCTACGATATAAATTTAAAATCAAATAATAGAATTTCACCTTACGGTCCTACGTATTGGGACACAAATCTTACAGATATTTCTTACGGTGGCGTGGACGATACGTGGGGAGACGTTTACTCTGGCACTGGTGGATGGTCAGGTAGTACATTGAAAGGCAGTGATCTAAATAATCCTTTATTTGGTGCACTCATACAAGTGGAAATGAAAAATAGCGGAACCAGTACTAGCACTCTTTTACCACAAATTAAATGTGTCAGATTAACAGTTCAATATACATGGAACCAAACTACATATACAGCAGATAGAACAGTATATTTTGATAATAACTATAAATTTGATACAACTCTCAACGATTTCGCTAAGATAGACGAATTAATATATTCCAAAGTGAATGAAACCACAAATATATTGAAAAATTCGCCAGATGTATATCATATATATCCTTGTGTAGATGAATTTGGTTACGAGTACAGTGATAGATTTATCTTTAAATCTTCTTGGGATAAAGAATTCTTTACTAAAACTAATAGTAATCTGAAAACAGATTCTGGTATAGTTTAATTCAAAGTGAATTTAACAGGAATATTGAACTGTACTCTTACAGAATTACCTCTCTGTTTACCTGGTGTCCATTTTGGCATAGACTGAACAACTCTGATAGCCTCTTCGTCACATCCGCCACCAATGCCTCTGAGTACTCTCACGTTTGAAACAGAACCATCTGCTTCAACTACAAAGGTCACAAAGACTTTACCCTGAATTCCAAGTTCTTTGGCTTCATCAGGGTACCTGATGTTTTTACTGAGAAATTCATACATTCCTTCAAGTACAGGCTGCTCTTCAACAACAGTAAAGATTTCTGCTGGTTTTGGCTCTCTTTTAAGATCTTTAGAAGTCTTACTCTTATTCATATAAGACGCAATAACGGGATAAGCAATCACAGTGCCCAAAAATAGAATACCAATGATAAGAGAAGTCATAAGGTGTTTACCATACTTCTTTCTAAGAACATAAGAACCGTATTCTTTGTTCCTTTTTTCAAATAAGATTTCGTCGAAAGGTTTCATAGTTTTAATTTTATTTTTATAAATATAATACTTTATTTTAAAAAATCCAAATTTTTTAATCGATATCCGTCATTTGATATAAAGCTATTTTATTCTTTACAGAATAATTCATATTGTCTATATCCTTCAATGCTATTCTTAAAAATTCTATATGACCGTCAAGAATATCCTTCCTTTGCTCTAATTTAGCCACGTCCCATTCAATTAGTCTCATTCTTTCAGTAGCGTTGTTTGGGTAAGGGGAAAGAGCACCAGCGTAATATTCAAATCTTTCTTTTTTGAAAGCCTTTATCTTTGGCATCATCTTGGCTAACTCGTAAACCATATTCTTTATCTGCTCGTTGAGCTGTTGATAAAGACTTATAGTTTCAGCCTGTAAAGGTATAACGTCTTTAGCACTACAATTAAGTCTTTTAGATATATCATCTATTGTTTTAGTCCAGTAATCTTCTCTTTCGCCTAACTTAGCAATTAATTTATCAATACCAGTACCTTCTTCTTCTAATTCGGGCATATTAATTCTCTTTATTTTTATAGAATAAATTTATTGTGTTGTTTAGATTTTTTTGTACGAAATGGTAAAGTAATAATCAAACTTGTATCTCCTATTATCTTTAATTTGATTGTATATAATCTTAACAGTATCTAAATTATTTAAATAGTCTGGTGTTATAATATTAACGTTCTTTATTCTATTTTTATCTGTGAAAACCGTTTTATTAAAATTCGGTCCTCTTAATACCTGACCTTTTGTGAATATTGTAGCGTCATTTACTACATCAAAGTAATTTGTGTAAAAAGATAATTCTGATATATTATATCTGTTTAATAGGTTAGCATCTATATAATCATTAATATAAGTGTTTACGTTTCTTTCTACTAAATCTTCACTCTTAA